GAACATTAACAAAATATCAATATAGATATACTAACCCATTTGGAGATTCAGGATGGATTGATAATGGTTTATTAACTAGTGTTTCAATAACAACCGTATATGGAGCAAACAATGTATTTTCTGTAAGGTCGGTTGGACCAACCACTGAAAGTTCTGCTGTATCAACTCCATCATTTACTGTTCCTAGAATTACAACAGCACCATTTATGCTTACCAGAAATTCCACTGCAGCAGAAATAGACTGGGCATCTAATGATCAAGCAAGTTGGTCTTTAGCATTATCTCCATCAGGAGCAACATCACCTTACACTGGAACTACAGAAACAGTAACAACAACACCATCAACTGATTTGCAGGGAAGCACAACGTACACTCCTGTATTGACTATCACATCACCCACTGGAGACACACATACAGTTACTGGAACTGCATTTACAACACTTGCTCCAGTTCCAGGACCTCCTACTAACTTACAAAGAACTTTAGGAAATGGATCAAATAAAACTTTTACATGGGGAGCCCCGTCATCTGGTGCAACAGTCACTTCTTATGAATATGCAATTAGTGGAGGCATGGGTGGATCACTTACATGGATTAATATTGGATTAGTGAATTCTATTAATTTAACAAATTTTGGTGGTACCAATGTAATATTTAATGTAAGAGCTCAAAGTGCTTCAGGTCCAGGCACTTCATCAAGTACGCCATCACTTACTATACCAACACTATCATTTCCAGCACCAAGTCCAGTAACCTCAGTATCAGCTTTATTTAACTGGACATCAACAAATCAGTCAAGCTACTCTTTGTCTATTCCAGGTGCTACTGGAACACCATTTACTGGAAATGATTCTGGAACATTTTATGCAGTAAACAATGCTTTTGTTGGAAGCACAACATATACAGCAACACTTACAGTTACATCTTCAAGTGGAGATACGGCTTCAGCATCTCAAACATTTACAACTGCAACACCAGTTCCTGGAACTCCAACAAACCTTCAAAGGAGTACAGGCAACGGTTTAGCTAAAACATTTACGTGGGGTGCGCCATCAGGTGGAGCAACTCCAACTGGATATGAATATCAACTTAATAATCTTGGATTTGTTGATGTCGGTTTAACAACTTCAGTTTCTCTGAATGTTGTAAATGGGTTAAATACATTTCAAGTAAGAGCATATAATGGTTCAGGGGCAGGATCATCGGTAAGTACTGGACAATTTACACCACCAGTTATTTCTTCTTTCCCTGCAGCAAACCCAGTAACATCAGTTAGCGCAGCCTTTAACTGGACAAATCAAACTACTAATCAATCTACTTTTTCTTTATCAATACCTGGAGCTACAGGAAGCCCATTTACTGGAACTACAGAAACGACCTATGCTGTTAACAATGCATTAACTGCTAGTACAACATATACTCCAACACTAACTATTACTGGACCAAATGGTGATACTGCAACTACAGTTGGCACATCCTTTACAACATCTTCAGCAATTCCAGCAGCACCTCCAAACTTAACAAGGTCTGCTGGAAATGGCGGATCAAAAACATTTACGTGGGAGGCACCACCTGGAACAGTAACCTCATATGAAGTTCAAATAAACAATCTTGGCTATGTAGATATTGGAAATGTATTGACCCGCAGTGTAACTGGATTATCTGGCAGCGTCAACTTTTTTGTTAGAGCAAAAAATTCAGCTGGAACTGGATCTGCATCATCTCTTTTTATGACTATTCCAGCAATATCTACAGCACTTTCATCTTCTGCAGTTACCGCTACATCTGCTACGCTTTCTTGGGGATCTACAAATCAATCAACCTACTCTATATCAATTCCTGGTGCACCATCTACTCCGTATACAGGAACAAGTGCTATTACTAGATCAATTACTGGTTTAACTGAAAATACAATATACTCACCATCTTTATCTGTAATATCAAGTTCTAGCGATACAGTATCTTCTTCAACATCATTCTGTACATTAGCAGGTCCCGCAGCTATTACTATAACAAATGTTACATCTAATGGTTTTACCGCAAGCTGGTCATCAACAAATGCTACACAGTTTTATGTTGATATTTTTAGAACTAGCAATGCAACTTCAGTTAGTGGATACCCAAAATTTACTACAACCACTACATCTGGGGCCATAACTGGACTAGTTTCTAATACTCAGTACACTATAAGCGTAACTGGATTAAATCAAAATACTGTTGCAGGAACATATGCTACTGTAAACCAAACTACAGGTGTTGCTGCACCGTTCTTCCCTCCATTCTTCCCTCCATTCTTTGCTCCTACACCATTCTTCCCTCCATTCTTCCCTCCATTCTTCCCTCCATTCTTTGCTCCTACCCCATTCTTCCCACCGTTCTTCCCACCGTTCTTCCCACCGTTCTTCGGAGCTGTAACACCAACAATTTCTGGTCTTTCAGTTAGTGGATCAGGAAGGTTTGGCAGAGTTCTAAGCTGGAGTTCTACTAATCAGGCTACATATTCTATTTCAACTTCTCCTAGCACAGCTCTTAATGGAGCAACTGGTTTCACTGCTACATCTAGAACATTTAGTGGATTAGCAGCTTCAACAACTTATAATGTTACGGTCACTGTTTTCTCATCTGGAGGAGCCTCAGCATCTGCCTCAACAAGCTTTAATACATAGCTGATGACCATATAAATGGGTATATGATAAATCAATATGATATACTTAATAGGTACTACCAATAAGGAGCAAGAATGGCATACACATTAACAAAACAAGAAAAGATTGATATAATTAATCAACATCTTAAAAACTTAGAGTATTCTAAGTATAATTCTGAAATTTCTTTGGTTGAAGAATCAGCTGCAATTGAACCGCAGCCAATTTTAATTGATGAGATAAATAGCCAAATAGACAATATTAATGCAAAAACATCTGCACTGTTGTCAGAAATAGAATCTTTAGGATAATATAATAAATGTCAGATCTCACTAATGAAGAAAAATCTGTAATTGTTTTGCAACATTTAAAAAATATTGCATACTCAGAATACAATGCTGTTCTATCTTTAGCACAAGAACAAGCTGTATCGGATCCTAATCAAAAAAATATACAAACATTAACTGATCAATTATCAGATATACTTGCTCAAAAGCAGGTACTTCAAGAAGAGCTAGATTCTTTATCATAAACAAAAAGGGGTGAAACAAATGGACAACAAAGCAGATCTTGTAATCATGGCATTACAGCAACGTATTGGTGAGCTTGTATCAAATTATGAAACACAGGTTGCAATACTTAGAGCTGAAATTACTCAATCTGTACAAGAACAAGAAGAAAAAGAAAAGGCAGCAGAAGAATATTCTAAAAGCCTTAAAGAAAAAATTTCTAAGTAGTATAGCGGAATGTTGAAATGTAATAGATGCACTGGGCGAGTATTTGTAGATAGGCAGTATACAACTGCTGAACATATAGAGACAGCCTGCATAACATGTGGAAATAGAAAATTTTATCACCCACCTTCAGCAACAAAAGAGGGACGATGGATACTTCAAAAGGAAAAATCCAGAGCCAAGCATACAATAACGAACCTGTAATAAAAGGTAAGGTTAAGGTATGGTTTATTAATGGAGATCTTGTAAAGGTCTACCATAGCTCACGTTCTACTGGAATGGTAACGTTTTACAATATAACTAAAGATCGTTTAGAGACATGCTTACTTGCTGACTTTAAAAAAAGTCGTGAGCGTGCATATAGTGTAGCAGAAACTGCAAAGCTTGTCAATAGACACAGAAAATATATTCCAAGTTTAATTAAACGAGGAGTCATTCCTCCACCAATTGGTGCATCACTTAATGGTGAAAGATCTTTTAAAGTAAGAGCTTATTATTCAGAATCACATGTAAGAGAGATACGTGCTATACTTGCAAGTATACATATTGGACAACCAAGAAAAGACAAATTAATAACGAATAACATGACTCCTACAAGCCAAGAGTTGACACGGCGAATGGGAGACGGTATACTTACATATACGAGAACAGAAGATGGACGATTTATTCCAGTGTGGAATGAGTCTATATAATTTAGAAATGGGTGGGGTAATGGAAAATAGCAATTACGTAGTAACAAACGAACCAACAAAGGTAAATGTAACATTAGGATATACGCTTAATCTTGGTAACTTTCAGTCACTAAGACTTGATCTAGGAGTTGTAGATAGCAAGCGTGATGGAGAAACTACAAACGAAGCTTTTGAACGTGTTTATAAGTTTGTAGAAGATAAGCTAACTGAAAAGATTAACGAAGCAAAGTCTGAAATTAACGAGTAATGGCTGAACGCAAAGACCGTATGGCTTTGCTTAGTAGATACTCAAAATTGCATACAGCAAAGTACGAGCAAAAGCCATCCTTAAATTTAAATGTTGAACAGTGGGCAGCAGACGGACTCATTGAGTCATATGGTATGTCACAGTGTTATGACTTATTAGAATACTACTTCTCTGTTGCACAGGAAGCAAGCTGGAACTATTTTGCATATAACGCAGAAAAGATTCTTAATGGTAAACTAGATGTAGAGCAAGATCTAAAAGAAAGACAAGAGCGCAGGGCTAAAGCAAAGGAGTGGCTAAGTGAATAATACGGAAGCTAAAGTAATTTCAGCGGTATTACAAGACAAGCAACTTCATGTACTTCTACAAGCTAACGTAGAGACATTGCTTAGAACACACAACGATGTCTGGAACTTCATTCGCCTGTATGCTGAAAATAATGGAACAGTCCCACCATCATCTTTAGTTGTAGAAAAGTTTAGAGACTTTGAGATCCTTAAGGATGTTGGTGCAACAAAGCACCATCTGGAAGAACTACAGTCTGAGTACTTAAATGATAGCTTAAAAGATATTTTACGATCTGCTGCAACAGAAGTTCAGGGTGGGCAAGGTGTCCAAGCACTTGAAGATCTAATTGCCAAGACATCAACACTAAAGAAAAATACATCTTCTATTCGTGATATTGATGCAACAGATATTGATTCTGCTATTGCATACTTTGAAAATGTTAAAGAGCAGCAGGCACTTGGAGTTCGTGGGATTAAGACTGGACTTCCAGGATTTGATAACTACCTACCTTCTGGAATTATGCCAGGACAGCTAGGAGTCTTTTTAGCATACCCTGGTATAGGAAAGTCATGGATGGCCCTATACTTCGCTGTACAGGCCTGGAAACAGGGTAAGACACCCCTTATTATCTCCCTTGAGATGAGCGAGACAGAAGTTCGTAATCGTGTATTTACAATCATGGGTGAAGGACTTTGGTCACATCGTAAATTATCAAATGGTGAAATTGAACTTGACATGATGAAGAAGTGGCATGCAGATAGAATTGATGGTCGTCCACCATTTCATATTATTTCAAACGACTCTGGTGGAGAAGTAACACCTTCTGTAATTCGTGGAAAGCTAGATCAGTATAAGCCAGACTTTGTTGTAGTTGACTACCTTCAGTTGATGAGCCCAAATCAAAAGGCTGACAACGAAACGGTAAAGATGAAAAACCTTTCTCGTGAGCTTAAGCTTATGGCTATTAGTGAAGAAGTGCCTATCATAGCTATCTCATCTGCCACACCTGATGATGTAAAGGATATGTCTACTGTTCCTACGCTTGCACAAACAGCATGGTCAAGACAGATTGCTTATGATGCTGACTGGGTGATGGCTTTAGGTCGTGCTAGCAATAGCGATATCATTGAGTGTGCTTTTAGAAAGAACCGTAATGGTTTTATGGGAGACTTCTTAGTGCAGTGTGATTTTGATAAGGGCTACTATCGCTACAAGGATTTTGAAGATGGCAAGTAAAGATATTTACACAGAAGAACAAATTCGTCGTGTTCTCAATGGTGCAGGTTTAGATATTGAAGCTGAGTTTGGTAACGACTTCATAATCTATTGCCCATATCATAATAATACCAGAACACCTGCTGGAGAAGTAGCAAAAGATAGTGGTTTGTTTTTCTGCTTTGGATGTCAGGTAACAAAGAATCTTGTTGAGCTAATTATGTTTACTTCTAATAGATCATATTTTGAAGCGGTACGATATATCAAAGGCAAAGAGCAGCAGTCTGATATACAAAACATAGTAGACAAAGCATTATATGCAGCACCTGATTTTGTTCAGTACGACGAGCTTTTGATTAAGAGATTAAATAAGCAAGCACTTGATACACCAAGGGCTATGAATTACTTTAATGGTCGTAGGATTAATAAAGATTCAGTTATTAAGTTTGATTTAGGATACTCTGAAAAGCAAGGATCTGTAACAATTCCAATTCACTCTCCTGATGGAATGTGTCTTGGATTTGTCGCTAGAACTATTGAAGGAAAAGATTTTAAGAACACTCTGGGTCTTCCAAAAAGTAAGGTAATGTTTAACTTACATAGAGTAAAGAGTTCTAGTATAGTTTATGTAGTGGAGTCATCATTTGATGCTATCCGCTTAGACCAAGTAGGTTTTCCAGCAGTTGCAACGCTGGGTGCTAATGTGTCTGTATCTCAGATCAGACTATTAGAGAAGTACTTCAATAATGTTGTACTCATTGCAGATAATGACGAGGCTGGTAGCATTATGAAAGATAAGCTAGTTGAAAAGCTAGGTCATCTTGTAACTGTTATTAGTCTAGATAAAAAATATAAAGACATAGGAGACATGGAGGATGATGAAATTAAAAAGCTGGAGTTCCAGTTTGACAATTCAATCATGTCTATGCTAAAATAGAAAAAACAATAAACAAGGAGAAATAAAAATGGCAATTGTAAAAGGACTAAAAAACATTAACGCATTAGTAGATAAGCCAAAGTTTGAAGGCACAGGTGCAAAGGTTCGTTGGTTTAAGATCGCTGATGGTCAAGCAGTAAAGATTCGCTTTATTGAAGAGCTTGATGAGGATTCAGCAAACTATAACGTAGATCGTGGATTGGCTCTTGTAGTATCAGAGCACACAAACCCAAAGGACTACAAGCGTAAGGCTGTAGACACAATGGAATCAGAAGGACGTGACTGGGCAGAAGAAATGCATCGCAAGGATCCAAAGGCTGGATGGCGTGCTCGTCTTCGTTTCTACTGCAACGTTCTTGTAGATGATGGCATTGAGACTCCATATGTTGCAATTTGGAACATGGGAGTTAGCAAGCAATCTGCATTTAATACTATTCGTGAGTATGCACTTGAAACAGGTAGCATCTCAAATCTTACTTGGAAGGTAAAGCGTAACGGTCAAGGTACTGAGACAAGCTATACTCTTATTCCAAGTGGACCAGATTCTGCACCATTTGATTGGGCAGGAATTGAACCTTATCCATTGGAGAAGGCTCTTAACAAGGTTCCATACGCAGAACAAGAAGCCTTTTATCTAGGCTTTGATACTCCTTCATCTTCATCATCAGCAAACATTGACTGGTAATAGATGAACTACGTTGGCTTACATGTCCATACACACTACTCCTTAATGGATGGTGTTGCTACTCCAGAAGAATACGTGAACCGTGCAGTTGAGTTAGGAATGACAGCAATTGCCATTACTGACCACGGTACTTTATCTGGGCATAGGGAACTGCACCGTATTGCAAAAGCAAATGGAATTAAGCCAATACTTGGTGTAGAAGGCTATATGACGACAAGTATGGCAGATAAGAGAGCAAAGGCAGATCGTCTTGATCCTCTTGACCAAAACTATCATCATATAGTCCTTCTCGCTAAGAACCAACAAGGCTTAGAAAATCTTAATAAGATTAATGAACTTGCTTGGACAGATGGTTTCTTTAGCAAGCCAAGATTTGATTTTGAAACATTGGCAAAGTATAAGGAAGGAATCATTGTTACATCTGCATGCCTTAGTGGATGGATAGCAAAGGCTGTTGAGCTAGGTGAACTTGCAACAGCAAAGAAACACATACAGTGGTTTAAAAAAGAATTTGGTGACGATTACTATATTGAGGTAATGCCACATAATCCACCAGAAGTTAATAAAGGAATTATTGAGCTTGCTGATGCAGCAAAGGTTAAGATTGTTGTAACACCAGACTGTCATCACTCTGACACAAGTCAAAAAGAAGTTCAGGAACTGATGCTTCTTCTTAATACTCATGCTAAGTTACAGAAAGATGTTACATACGAAAAGTCAAAGAAGCATGAATCCTTTATGGATCGCCTTGATTATTTGTATGGTGCAGATCGTATGATGAGTTTTAATAAGTTTGATATACATCTTCTTTCATATGATGAAATGAAGGATGCAATGTTAAAGCAAGGCATTGATCGTGAAGACATGTTTGCATCAACAAATGAAATTGCTGATAAAGTAGAGGGCTATGATATTAAAGAACATCTAGACCTTCTTCCAGTTCAGTACAAGAAGCCTATGGATGAGCTTAAGAAGCTTGCACTTGAAGGTCTTAAGGAAAGAAAGTTAGACAAGAGTGAAGAATATCTTGCACGTCTTGATGAAGAGTTAAAAATTATTGGTGAGAAAAACTTTGGTCCATACTTTCTAGTTGTTCGTAACATGCTTAACTGGGCAAAGAGCGAAGGCATCATGGTGGGCCCAGGTCGTGGCTCTGCTGCAGGTTCTTTGTTGTGTTACGCACTTGGCATTACAGACATTGATCCGATTAAGCATGGCTTATTGTTCTTCCGTTTTATCAATCCAGACCGTAACGACTTCCCTGATATTGATTCAGATATTCAAGATACTCGTCGTGATGAGGTAAAGGACTACCTAGTTCGTCAGTACCGTCACGTTGCATCTATTGCTACCTTCTTACAGTTTAAAGATAAGGGTGTTGTGCGGGATGTTGCACGGTGCTTAAACATTCCTTTACCAGATGTTAATAAGGTACTTAAGGTTGTTGATACATGGGATGACTTCTGTACTTCAAAAAATACTTATTGGTTTAGAGAAAAGTATCCAGAGGTAGAGCGCTATGGAGACCAACTTCGTGGAAGAATTCGTGGTACTGGAATTCACGCAGCAGGAGTTGTAACAAGCAAAGACCCAATCTTTAGATATGCACCATTAGAAACACGATCAGTTACTGGACAAGATGAACGGATTCCAGTAGTAGCGGTAGACATGGGCGAAGCAGAAAACATTGGTCTGATTAAAATTGATGCACTTGGACTAAAGACTTTAAGCGTTCTCAAGGATTGCATTGATATTATTAAGGAACGTGAAGGCACAAAGATTGATCTATTAAAGATTGATATGGACGATGCAAACGTATATACAATGCTATCTGATGGATACACAAAGGGTGTGTTTCAATGTGAAGCAGCACCATATACAAATCTTCTAGTTAAGATGCGTGTTAAGAATCTAGCTGAGCTTGCAGCATCAAATGCCCTTGTTCGTCCTGGTGCTATGAATACTATTGGTAAATCCTATATTGCTCGTAAGCATGGTCGTGAGAACATTGACTACAAGCACCAAGTTATGAAATCATTTACGGAGGAAACATATGGCTGTATTCTTTACCAGGAACAAGTTATGCAAGCATGCGTACAGCTTGGCGGTATGTCCATGTCGGAAGCAGATAAAGTTAGAAAGATCATTGGAAAGAAAAAGGATGCTAAAGAGTTTGATGTCTTCAAGGATCAGTTTGTTAAGGGCGCTTCGCAATATCTTTCGCCAAATGATGCGCTAGACCTATGGCATGACTTTGAGGCTCACGCAGGGTACTCATTCAATAAGTCTCACGCAGTAGCATATTCAACACTCTCATACTGGACAGCATGGTTAAAATATTACTATCCTCTTGAGTTTATGTTTGCATTGCTAAAGAATGAGAAGGACAAGAGCGGAAGAACAGAATATCTTATTGAGGCAAAGCGCATGGGAATCTCTGTTAAGCTTCCTCATATTAATGATTCAGATATTGACTTTAAGATTGAGGGCAAAGGTATCAGGTTTGGTCTTACTGGCATTAAGTACATATCTGATAAGATAGCCGAAAGGTATATTGCAAGTCGTCCATTTGCTTCATACAAAGAGGTAGAAGAATTTACTTTTACAAAAGGTAATGGAGTAAATAGTCGTGCTTTACAAGCAATGAAATGTGTAGGCGCACTTACATTCCCAGACAATCCAATAAATATGGAAGAAGTTAAAGAGAACTTGTATGAGTACCTAAATCTTCCTGAGTTTAACACATCTATTCCACAGCATTACTATGCTTACATTAATGATGTTGAAGAATATGAGGAAACTGGATCGTTTGTATTATTGGGTATGGTAAAATCAATTAAGCGAGGAACAGGGTGGTCAAGAGTTGAAGTTTTGGACAAGACTGGCAGTGTTGGTATATTTGATGAAGAGTCTACGTCTATTGAGACTGGTCGTACTTATCTTATTCTTGCAAGTGACAATAGGATTGTATCTTCAGTACCTGCTGACGAGATAAAAGGATCTAAGAGTTCCTTGGTAAAGTTTTTAAACTATAAGATGCTTCCGTATAAAGATGGTGAGCACTTTGTAGTTTCATTTAAGCCAAGAGTAACTAAAGCTGGAAAGAAGATGGCATCTTTAGTAGTGGCAGATGCAGGAAGAGAGATGCACTCAATCGTTGTGTTTCCAATGCAGTTTGCAAAAGCGTACATGAAGATTGAAGAAGGAAATGTATATAGGTTTGATTTTGGAAAAACAAAGGATGGAACAATTACAATGAATGAGGTAGAAAATGTTTGATAATCTAGCAGAACAAATTCATGCAAATGCAGTAGCAAAAGGATTTTGGGATCGCCCAGCAGATGAAATCTTTGTAACAAAACAAATGATGATGATAGTCTCTGAGGTTGTTGAGGCAATGGAAGCATTGAGAAAAGAAATGGACCCAGACCAAATGTCAGATGAGTTTGCAGATATTATCATTCGTACCTTAGACTTGTATGCAGGTATGGTAAAGGCAGGGTATATGACAAAATCTTTAGACTCTGCAATCAAACAAAAGATGGATAAGAACTCTGATAGACCAAAGAAGCATGGGGTAAGATTCTAATGATGACAGTAGAAGAAGTGTTAGCTCAGCTTAGTCCAAAGCTAAGAAAGACAGTCATGGCTGGAGATACAATTCCAGCAACACAGTATGCAGAAACACCTAGCTTTGGTTTAAACCGTGCACTCAATGGTGGACTACCATATGGTCGTCAGGTATTGGTATGGGGTTCAAAGTCTTCTGCAAAGTCCTCTCTATGCCTTCAAATGATAGGTCTAGCACAGAAGGAAGGAAAGATCTGTGCATGGATTGATGCTGAGATGTCATATGATAAGAAGTGGGCAGAAAGTCTTGGTGTTGACTCATCAAAGCTTATTGTTTCACAGTGCCGTACGATTAATGAGATGGTTGATGTTGGAACTAACCTAATGAACGCTGGAGTTGATATAATAGTTATTGACTCTATTACATCATTGCTACCAGCAATTTATTTTGAAAAGGATTCAGATGAACTTAAGCAACTTGAAAATACAAAGCAGATTGGCGCAGAGTCAAGAGATTTTAGCAACGCTTGGAAAATGCTTAACTACGCTAATAATAAGATTAAGCCAACTATGTTGGTACTTATTAGCCAGTCTCGTAATAATATTAGTGCTATGTATACTAGCCAGCAGCCTACTGGTGGCCAAGCTACTAAGTTTTATTCTTCAACAGTCATTAAACTTTTTTCATCAGAATCAGACAATCAAGCAATTAAAGGCAAGATTCATGTTGGAGATAAGCTCATTGAAGAAAAGATTGGTCGCAAGATTCGTTGGGAACTCCAATTTTCTAAGACTTCTCCTGGCTTTCAGTCTGGCGAGTATGACTTTTATTTCAGGGGAGATAATGTTGGTATTGATAGCATTGGTGATCTTGTTGATACGGCTGAAATGATGGGTATTGTAGAGCGCACAGGTGCTTGGTATGTATTACCAGATGGCAGTAAGGTACAGGGTAGAGAAGGATTTGTAAATAGAGTTCGTGAAGATCTAGACCTACAAGATTCTATCAAGAATAAGATATTAGATGTCTGAAAAATTTAAGATATTCTCAGGTAAGTTTCCTTGTAAGACATGTGGAGAAGAAGTTTTATCTTTAAGATTGTGGAAAGAAAGTGCAGACTTAACTTGGATGTGTTCTAACAAACATATATCAAAAGTACCTATTATTATGACAAGGAAAGATTTTGAGCGAAAGAGCGGAAAGTAAAAGAATTGGTGCTAAGCAGCACAAAAATTCTGGACGTAATACACATAAAGGAGATGCTACTTGGAAAAACTTTACTGTAGATTTTAAAGAATGCTCTAAGTCATTTACATTAAATAAAGATGTGTGGGCTAAGGCTGTTACAGATGCCATTAGAAATGGCAATGATCCAGCAATACTTGTTGTTCTTGGAGATGGTAATTCAAAAGTACGATTAATGATAACTGAGTTTGAAATAATGGAACAAATAATAGGAGAAGAAAATGAGTGAACAAACAACAATAGAAATGGTAAACGGACTATCTGAAATAGCTGAGTATATGCAGGATGAAGAGCTTACACAGGCTTTAACATTTATTGCTAAGATCATTATTAAGCCAGATATTCCTCTAAATGTAGCAACGGTAGAAATAGTCAGACTACAGGCTATAGCAGCAAAGATGGCTTTCAAGGCTACCTGGATGGCTAATGTAGACAAAAATGACAGGGCAAAGAAGAATATTTATTATACAGCAGCAGAATCAATCAATAACTTAGTCTCAGCACTCAAATATATCATGCGCTAACCTGGTATACTTATATAAACAAAGGAATACAATGACAAAAAATTTACTAAAGCAGATCATGATTAAAGAGGTTGAGACACCAGCACAAATTGATGCACAAGAGCTTGTAAAGGCTATTGAGGCTGGATATCTAGTTGGGCGTGAGCCTAAGCATACACAGAAGAAAACTTTTGGTCCTTCTACTATTGCTTATGGTCATGGAGAATGTCCTAGATATTGGTACCTTGCATTTGAAGGAGCAATATTTGAGGATAACTCTGATCCATATGCAGTAGCTAATATGACTAATGGAACTCTTGCTCATGGAAGAATTGAGACAGCGTTTAAGAACTCTGGTATTTCAATTGATTCAGAGTTTAAGATTTTCAATGACGATCCTCCAATTTTTGGTTATGTAGATAACTTTATTAATTGGAAGGGCGAAGAGGTTGTTGTTGAGGTTAAGACAACTAATAATGAAGTGTTTGAGTATCGTAAGCGTACAGGTAAGCCAAAGATGGGTCACGTCGTGCAGATACTTATTTATATGAAGATTCTTAAGAAGGCAAAGGGTGTTCTTATTTATGAAAATAAAAATAACCATGAACTTCTTGTAATTCCAGTTGAGGTAAATGATCATTACCGAAAGTGGATTGACGAAGCATTTGAATGGATGAGAGTAGTCCGTAAGTCTTGGGAAGTTAAAGAACTTCCAACCAAGAATTACAGATCAAACTCCAAGGTTTGCAAGAACTGTCCAATCAAAAAAGCATGTGATGAAGCAGGAGCAGGCGTAGTTAAGATAGCCTCTCTGGAGGAATTGAGTGAAACTTTGTAGCAGATGTGACAATAGGTTTGATCCCAAGGTCAGTTATCAAATATACTGCAGCCTTGAGTGCAGAGACCTTGCTACAAAAGATAAGATTAAGGAAAGATATCAAGTAACTCGTAGACAAAAAAGGAAGGGGAAGGATCGTAGATGTTTGGGCGGATGCGATACTTCTCTTTCTATTTACAACGACTCTGGTTTTTGTGCTAACTGTAATGTAAGCAAAAAAGCAGTTGATAAAATGTTAAAAGAGATTAAGGGATTTATTGAGTATGAACAAGACTAAGTGGGGTTTTCCAATTATGCCTAAAAGAATTTGTGCTATTGATGCTAGCACTAATAGTCTTGCATTTTCAGTTTTTGATACATTTACAAAAAGCATAGTAACAGTGGGCAAAATTAATTTTGAAGGTAAAGATACCTATGAAAAGGTCATGGATGCAGGAAAAAAAGTAAAAGCTTTTTTTGATATATACGGTGGCTTTGAAGCAATCATTATTGAGCACACAGTATTTATGAATAGCCCTAAGACTGCTGCAGACCTTGCCTTGGTTCAAGGAGCTATTCTTGGATCAGCAGGACAAACTGGAACACAAATCATAGGTAAGGTTTCCCCAATTACATGGCAAAACTTTATTGGTAACAAAAAGATATCAAAAGAAGAGCAACTTGTGATTAGGTCTACGAACCCTGGAAAGTCTGTTTCTTGGTACAAGTCTTACGAAAGAAACCTAAGAAAAGAAAGAACCATAAGATTTATTAATACTATTTACGATAGAACTATTAGTGATAACGATGTGGCAGATGCTTGCGGTATTGGTCATTGGGCTCTATCTAACTGGAGTAAAGCAATAGGAGTTGACAAATAATACTATGGCTGGTAAACTATATACATCAGAAGTATGGCTAAAAAAAAGATTTCTTATTGATAAGAAGTCGCCAGAAGAGATTGCAAAAGAGTGTGGGGCAAGCGTAGAAACTATCTATGTTTACCTTGCTAAATTCGGATTAAGAAAGAGTAGACGATGAATAAATTACAAAGAGTTCTTATTGGTCTAGGTGTTACGGGTGCAGTGGGTCTAACCTATGTTGTTACAGCACTCAAGGGTATGCCAGAAGCATTTGATTGGGAAGATGACGAAGAGGAAAATAATGAGTGATAATTTAAATATCACGGTAGATCAAGTCAATCACCCACGTCATTATACAACAGACCCATCTGGTGTTGAGTGCATAGAGATTACACGTCATCGTAACTTTAACATTGGTAATGCCTTTAAGTATTTGTGGCGTGCAGGGCTTAAAGATGAATCAAAAACTATTCAGGACCTTGAGAAAGCAATATTCTATATCAAAGATGAAATCAATAGACTAGAGGGAAAGTATGTCAAGTGAAGAAGAGCTCGTAAAACACCTTGATGTAATGAATGATGTTGTTAGCGAATATCTAAAAGGTAGTGACCCAACGACAATCTCTAAAGAGTTAGCAATACCTAGAACACGTGTGGTTGCATACATTGATGAATGGAAAGAAAAAACATCAAATAACACTGCAATTCGTGCTCGTGCAAAAGATGCTCTCGCTGGCGCTGATGCACACTATAGCAAGCTAATATTAAAATCTTATGAAGTTATTGATGAAGCATCCATGACAAATAATCTTAGTGCAAAAACTGCTGCTATTAAATTAGTGATGGACATTGAGTCTAAACGTATTGATATGTTGCAGAAAGCTGGATTACTTGAGAACAAAGAGCTTGCTGAAGAAATGGTTGAGATTGAGAGAAGACAAGAAGTTCTTGTTGGAATTCTTCGTGATATTGCTTCTACTAATCCAGAAGTGAGAGATATTATTATGCAACGGCTATCTGCTATTGCAAAAGAAGGAGAAGTGATTACTGTTGTCCACGATGTTCAATGATTTCTTTGAGGTACTAAAAGAAAATCATTTTGTTGAGAAGCCTGTTGACGCAAAAACATTTGTTGAGTCACCAGACTATCTTGGGCAACCTCCACTATCTGATATACAGTATGACATAGTTGAAGCCATGAGTCAGATATACCGCAAAGAAGACGTTGTAGATATTCGTGGTGACGATGGTGAAGAATACTTTAAGAAATACACCAAGAATGAGATTATCCTGCAACTTGGCAAGGGATCTGGAAAAGACTTCGTATCTACAGTAGCATGTGCATATGTGGTGTATAAGATGCTATGTTTGAAAGATCCAGCAGTTTACTACGGTAAGCCTGCTGGAGATGCTATTGATATCATTAACGTTGCTATTAACGCTCAACAGGCTAAAAACGTTTTCTTTAAAGGCTTTAAATCAAAGATTGAACGATCACCATGGTTTGCAGGAAAGTATAATCCAAAAGCAGACTCAATTGAGTTTGATAAATCAATCACAGTTTACTCTGGTCACTCAGAGCGTGAATCACATGAGGGTTTGAACTTGTTTATGGCTGTACTTGATGAAATTTCTGGTTTTGCATCAGAGGTAGCAACAGGAAATGAACAAGGAAAAACTGCTGACAATATCTATAAAGCTTTCCGTGGAACTGTAGACTCTCGTTTCCCTGATCTTGGTAAGGTTGTTTTGCTTTCATTCCCAAGATATCCAGGAGACTTTATTTCTCAACGGTATGATGCAGTTATTGCTGATAAGGAAGTAGTAGAAAAAACACACAGATTCATAATAAATGAAGACCTGCCACACGATAACCCTGATAACTATTTTGAGATATCTTGGGATGAAGATCATATTTTGTCTTATAAGATTCCAAAAGTATTAGCATTAAAGCGTCCAACATGGGATGTAAACCCAACAAGACAGATTGATGACTTTAAGATTGCTTTTCTAACAGACCTAGGAGATGCAATGATGCGTTTCTTATGCACACCAACCTATGCATCTGATGCATTTTTTAAGCAAAAGGATAAGCTTATTAACTGTATGACCTTAACAAATCCTGTTGATAGTTTTAGAAGGTTTGCAGAAAACTTTAAGCCAGATCCAGATAAACAATACTATATACATGCTGACCTTGCACAAAAACACGATAAGTGTGCTGTTGCTATTGCTCACGTTGACAAGTGGGTAAACATTCAGGTAATTAAAGATTATGAACAGGTAGCACCAATAGTTGTAGTAGATGCAGTAGCATGGTGGGAGCCAAAAGCAGAAGGACCTGTTAATTTATCTGAGGTAAAGCAATGGATTATTAATCTACGCAGACAAGGTTTTAATATTGGAATTGTTTCATTTGACCGTTGGCAGTCATATGATATTCAGCAAGAGCTGAAGCAGGTAGGAATAAGAACTGATACTGTTTCTGTTGCCAAAAAACACTACGAAGATTTAGCAATGATGGTCTATGAGGAGCGTATTGCTATGCCCATGATTCCCTTGCTTCTGGATGAAATGTCAGAGCTTAAGATCATGAAGGGTAATCGTGTAGATCACCCTAGAAAGAAGTCTAAGGACTTAGCAGATGCTGTTTGTGGGGCAGTATTTGGTGCCATCTCTCATACCCCAAAGGAAATGAATATTGAGATAGATATTCATACATGGGGATCTGCGGATAAAGTTGCAAGACAGCAGAGAGCTATGGTAGAATTGGAAGACAGGCAAATGCCTGAAGATGTCAAGAGTTTTCTTGATAACCTAAAACTAATATAACAAGGAGAAAAATGAATTCATTTAAGAAGATCGCCCTTGCCGTGGCTGCAGCCATGACTTTGGGCACAATGGTAGCAACACCTGCAAGTGCTAACACCATGTCAGTTGTAGCAACAACATGGAATGCATCGCTAACGCCAGCAGCGTTTGCCACACCAGCAACTGCTGGAACAGCACTAACTACTGCAATCGTACGTCCAGTACCTGCAGATAACACTATTGATAACGCTGATGTTATTAAGTTGGAAGCAACAGTCGTTGCTGGAACAAACGTAACAGCAACAGCAACTAATGCAACATTGGTATCTGCATTGCACTCAACTGCTGCACCAGTAGGAGCATCGTCAGGTTCTTCAACCTTGACAGTTGCAACTGGTACAGGAACAACTGCAACATTCTATGTCTATACAAAGACAACAGCAATTGGAACAGTTGTAATCACAAATGGCCCAGTAACACTTACATACTATGTACAGGGTACTGCTGGACTAATTAATAATCTATCAGTTTCTGCACCTGCTACAGGTGCTGCTGGTACAAAGCAAGACATCGTTGTAACTGCAACAGATGCTTTTGGAAACAAGGTATCTGGTAAGTCAATTACAGCAACAGTTTTTGCTTCAACAGCAGTGATGGATACAGCAACAGTAACAACTGGTGCCACACTTTCAGATTTTGGAACAGCAACCTTTAAGGCTACTCTTCCAACAACAGGAACACGCTCACTTATTACATTTGCACCAACGACATCAACAGATGCAGTTGCAGCAGCAGTAGTAGGATTAACCGCTCCAACACTTGCGCCATTTGCAGAGATTACAGTTCGTGACCTAGTATCAGAACTTGCTGCACAGACAGCTGCTAAGGATGCAGCACTTGCTGCTAAGGCCGTGGCAGATGCTGCAGTTCTAAAGGCTGCTGCAGATGCAGTTGCTGCTAAGGCTGCTTCAGACAAGGCTCTTGCTGATGCAAAGGTTGCTGCAGATGCAGCACTTGCTGCAGCAGTTAAGGTAGAGACAGATAAGGCTGCAGCTGCTAAGCTAGCATCAGATGCTGCTCTTCTTGCTAAGGATGCACAGATTGCTAAGTTGACTGCAGATAATGCTGCAACAATTAAGTCTATGAAGGCTGCATTTAACAAGTTGGCCACTCAGTGGAACAAGAAGAATCCAAAGGCTAAGGTTGCTTTAGTTAAGTAACAATAACTTAAAAGTTTGGGAGTCAGGAAACTGGCTCCCTTTCTTTTTGCCAATATGTCTAACTGAATAATTTGATATAATAGGCAAGAGGAGAGTACACCACTTGAAAAAGCTCTTGCGTATATCCACCGTATTTACCCTTGCCTTTGCTTGGCTTCTTATAGCCCCTACAGAGGCTAATTCTGACGATCCTATAACTGTAGGTGCACAGAGGATACAAGCCTTAAATGAGAAGGTCTCAGACCTTACTGATAGTGCTGAGTTGGTCTCCCTTATTGATGTAGCACAGGACAAATATGACGCTGCCGTAATTTCCAGGGATAATAAAATTTCAGCACAAGAAGACTATGATGAAGCAGTAGAGACAGAAGCAGAATCCCTATCAACCCTCAATACAAAAATATCAAACCTTTCCTTAGCCCAGTCCTCAGTAGATGGACAAACAGCCACAGTTGCTTTAGCCTTAACACACAAAGATGATGCTCAAGAAGCATTGTCCATAGCCAACATAAATCTTCAAACAGCACAGTCTAACATGCAGTCTGCTGGAGGAGAAGGTTTGGCCTATACTGTTTATAATCTTTTAAGAAATGGAAACCAGGCAATTACTGGATCTGTAATATGTACTGGCACATGGAACTCAAATCATATGCAGCTTCCAGTATGTGGGAATAGATATGAAAACTTTATAGTTAATTTTAGTGGACAAATAACAGTTCCAGATCATTGGACATCAACATATTTTGCAGGCTACACAGACGATGGTTTTAGAATGTACATTGATGGACAACTTGCAGTAAACAACTGGGTAGAGCAAGGTGTAAGGTGGAGCAACTATTCACCAGTATATGATGTTACAACAGATAAGACATTTGATGTAGAGATTTGGTGGTACAACGGTGGAGGACCAGGATCCTATCATCTTGGATGGGCTATTCCTGGAGGATGGACTGGAGCAGGTTGTGATTACACTGGTGGTTGGGGAGTGGACTTTAGTTGTAATCTTGGAACATTTTCTTCTGGCCCAGGCGCAACACAAGAGCAGATAAATGATTATAACCAAGCACTTGCAGCAAGAACATCTGCTTTGGCAGTATATAACGATAAGTTATCTGTTTACAATCAGGAGGTTGCAACACTAAATGAATTACAAGATGATTTAGAATTAGCGCAGGAAGAAAAAGATTCTGCAGAAAGCACATATGAAATTGCAGAACTAAACACTGCTTTGACATTAGCAGCAAAAGATTTATCAATTGAAAACTACAATAATGCAATTGAAGATATGAATAATGCTATTACTGCTGCAGAAGAAGAGTATATTGCTCAATGGGATTTTGAAGAGAAGCAAAGAATAGCTGCTGCTATTGCTACTGCCCTTGCAAATCAACCACAGCCAACGCCTACACCAGAGGTTACGGTTGAACCCACACCAGAACCTTCTCCAGAACCATCAACAGAGCCAACAGAGGAGCCTACTGAAGAACCTACACCAGAGCCTTCTCCAGAGCCTTCTCCAGAGCCTACAGATGAGCCTAAGCCAGATCCAACAGATGAGCCTACCCCAGATCCAGAACCAACAGATGAGCCAGTCGTAGACCCAACTGAAGAACCAACTCCAGAACCTACACCAGAACCAACTCCTGAACCAGAACCAACAACCAATCCTGAAATAGAAAATGAAGATTTGGCTGAACTTATTCCTGAAAAAGGAACGGGTACAGCAGAAGATTTATCTGGAGTTATTGCTAACCTTACAAGCAAGGATAACAAGTTAGTTACACTTTCACCTGAGCAAGTAGCAGCAGTTAGCCAAACCCTAAAGTCTTTGACCCAAGAAGCAAAAGTAGAGATTGCTGCAGACCTTGGCATTAAAGCATCAGAGGTTGCACAGATTGCTGAGCAGATGAAAGATAACCCAGCACTTGCCTCAGCATTTGTTGAGTTCGCAGAAAGAGCAGGGGATGCAGGAGAAACCCCAATGCCATTTACACTAGCAGATGCAGTAACAGAAGTACAAACAGAAGCATTCTTAGCAGATCCACTTGGAGCAGTATTTAGTGTGGATGTTACAGAACTCCTATCCAATTTCTCTGAATTGGGTATGGATATGACAGACGATCAAAGAGAAAAAGCCCAGGAAGTCATTATCCCAGTAATCATTGTTTCACAGATTGCTAACGTAATGATTGGGATGAGGAGATAATATGAAAATAATCAAAAAAGTTGTGAAGGGATTCTTCACATGGCTGAAAGATGCTGGAGTTGAAGTAATCGCACAAGCCTTTACTCTCCTTGGCTTCTTTATTGCATGGCTAACATTAACAGGATCAGCCAGAGATATTGTTGGAATTGCGGTATTAGCAACAACAGTACTATGGCTAATCACAATACCACTACGAAAGGAAGATTAAAATGGCAGCTAGAAAAAAGGTAGTAGAAGCTCCAAAAAAGGAGCACCCACAAAAAGCTTTGACAAATGTTTTGATGCGTATCGTAGCAGTCTTTGCTGCTTCTGGTCTATCAGTACTTGGTGCTGGAGCAGTAGTAGGAATTGATACAATTCAGGCAGTAATGCTTGCAGGTCTATTAGGAGTGGCAACAGTTATTGAAAGACTGGCACGAGCTTTTTTGGACGATGGCAAGCTTACTATCGCAGAAATAAATGATGCATTTAAAACTGTAGATAAAAAAGCTAATTAGTCATATTTTAGGTTAATTGACACTCGTGCCTACCTCTGGTATACTGGTAATATAGTAAACTTAGGGGTAGGCATGACTTGTATTGCAGGAATAATGAAGGACGGTAAGGTATACCTTGCTGGAGAACGTGGTGCCTCTGAGGGTAGCTACATAGTACCAATTGATAAACCAAAGGTATGGAAGTCAGGACCTTATGTTTTTGGTTTTGCAGGAACATTTGATGGACAGATTATTCAATACAACTTTGTTCCACCTGCATTAGAGGGCAACCCTGATAAGTTTATGCATGGAAAATTCTTAAAATCACTTAAATCATTTTACAGTGAGTGGGATATTGGCGGTAAAGATAGCGAACTATCCCTATTGATTGGAGTAAAAGGAAAGCTGTATGAACATGATGCAGATGGCCTTACATTGGTTTCCTATGACAGAGATTTCTGTGCTATAGGATCTGGGGCAGACTTCGCTATGGGTTCTCTTCATGCTACCCAAAATCATAAAGATCCCAAGCGTCGTCTGACTCTGGCACTAAATGCAGCGGTTGCATACAGTACATCTTGTATTGGTCCAGTTGACATTCTAACTGCATAAGGGTATACTTATATTATGGATGAAGATTTTGAAAAAATATTAAAAGATATTCAGGGTTCAGAAGCAGACTATAATGAGTTTGAAATCTGGCTAAATAATGGAATTGAGCGTGGATGGATAACAGAGCCTTTCTGTAATACTCATGATGGAGATCCATACATGAGTGATGAAGAGCAAGAAGAGTGGGAGTCTGGCGGAGATCCTTGCCAGGTAGTATTTAAAATAAAGGAGCAGTAATTTAAATGTGTATAGTTTGTGTATCTACAGTAACAGTTGCGTCTTTGCTCGCACCAACCCAAGCACCAGTTGAAGTAAAGCCTATTCAAAAAAATATTCAAGAGTATGAGTTTACTAATAAGTCATGCTCTAAGTCTAACTTAAATAAAGTTAAAAACAATACAATATGTTTAAAAAATGGAAAAGTTTATAGATGGGCTGTAAAAAAATCACCTGTTGTTAAGCCAACTCCTACGCCTTCACCAACGCCCACATCAACAAAAAATATTACTTACACACCACCGTCTGAACCAAGTGACAAAATTGATCTATGCAAGATTAAGGAAGTTAATTTAAAAGGACCAAGAACTGGAAAGGGCTGGGATGCTCCAGAAGCACCTATATTGTCTTTACCGTCTGGCTTTCCATCTGTAACTCCATTGACTCAACGCAACGGAATACTTAAATGGGCCCTAATTCCAATTGATTTTCCAGATTTGCCTGGAGAAAAAAACTTTAGAGCAAGAGTAGATGAACAAATGCAACTACTTTCTGAATGGTATTCAACTGTCAGTGAAGGAAAGTTAAAAATTGAATGGGTTGTACTTGATAAGTGGGTAACAGTTCCTGGTAAATCTACTGATTATGTAACTCCACTTTCAGCAAATTTAAATAGTTCAAGTAACAATGAGAAACTATTTAAGGATGCACTAAAAAGTGCTGATCCATTTTTTAATTTTACAAATGTAAAAACAATAAACTTCTTGTTGCCAGAAGCACAAACAGTTGTTAAAGAGTCAATCCAAGGATTTCCTTGGGATAAAGCACTGCAAGGTTCTATTACAAATGAGGGCCCAATCAGTTCCTTTTCAATGGCTGGTGCAATTTTCTCTAAACCTGATAGAGAAATATGGTCCTATTGGGCTCATGAGTTTGGACATGCAATTGCAATCCCACATGTTGGAGCATCAAGAAATGCAAGTCCATTTCAAGTCATGGACATCATGGGAAATGACAGCGGAATTACAAGAGAGCTGAGTGGGTGGCTCCGTTTTGTTGCTGGCTGGATGCCCAATGAAAAGATTTTTTGCAAATCTAAAGATAATTTAAAGCAAACTAATTTAACTCTCGTGCCACTTTCATCTCAAAAAGATGGAGTAAAAATGGCAGTAATTCCTGTGTCAGATACGAAAGCGGTAATCATTGAATCTCGTAGATCTTCCAAGTTTTCATGCAAAAATCCAATAATTAAAGATGGAGTTCTTGTTTATACCTATGACGCAAAATTAAGTCATGGGGAAGAGTTTCTTAAGCCAATCTTTCCAAGTGAAAGACCTGTACTTAGGAGCACCTGTTTGACTCCGCCTTCAGCAGACTTGTTACTACATGAGGGTGAAAAAGTAACTGTAGAGGGTTTAACTATTGAGGTTCTTGTCCATGGAGATTACGATAAAATTGTAGTCAGTAAAAAATAAAGATTTGGTCCATAGCTCAATTGGCAGAGCGTCCGACTGTTAATCGGAAGGCTGTAGGATCGTGCCCTACTGGACCAGCAACAAACAACAAAGGAGATTGCTATGAGTCAGGTTATTTTTAATTCTTTTCCAAGATCAGCCAACGTATATCTTGGTCGTGTCTCAGCTGAGATATTAATTTCTGATTATGCTACAGTTCATATACCAGAGATATTTAGCGTAAAAGAAATATATAACGTTACAGTTTTTAGAAAACCAGAGGACTCAATATCTTCACTTATAAATAAACGGATTGAGGTAAGTTCAAATACAACAGACTTATCTATTAGGGATACTGCCAAAGAGCTATCTAATCTTTATAGAAAATATATGATGTATGCTAAGAATAATAGTGACAATATATATATAGCAAAGTTTGATGACATCATAGAAAATACCGTAGCAAATTTTCTTAATATATCTAAAAGATTTGATATTAAGCTTAATGATAATTATGAGGATAGGTTTAAAAGTATATCTTTTTCTGGGAGGGTATGGGAAGACAGATATGATGGACACTACCCAAGAGAAAAGCATGAAGATAGACTTCATATAGAAGAATTGGTTAGATCTCTTGACTTTATCCAAGAACTTAATAAGGATTATGAAGATTTTATAGAGGTCTATGCAACAAAGAATATATGATATAATATATATGTATTGCCTACGGGGATACACTAACTTATTCGCTTGAAAGGGGAATAAAAATGGTAGTAACACATGCTATGGATCTTTTTAATGATCCATTTTTTATTGGCTTCAATAGGGAGCTATCTCGCTTAAATACAGCACACAAGACAAATCTACAGTCATATCCTCCATATGATCTTATTAAACTAGATCAAGATACATATAGGCTATCTCTTGCAGTTGCAGGATTCATGAAGGACAATATTGACATATCAGTAGATAATGGAACCTTGATTATTAAAGGAGAAATTACAGAAGTAACAGATGCCGAAGTAGTTCACAAGGGTATTGCTGGTCGTAAGTTTGTACGATCATTTGCTCTTGGTGAATATATGGAAGTAACTGGTGCTGAACTAAAGGACGGTATGCTAAACATTAGTGTTGATCGTGTTGTGCCTGAAGAAAAGAAGCCTAAGACAATCAAAATCAAGTAGTACAATATAATAGTCCCCACACAGGACCTTAGTGATGGATTAGTTACCCATTGGATAGAGACCGTGGCGCAAGTCAGGTGAATTGCCTGTGTGGGGCTTTTAACATATGATATAATCAAGACATGAAATCAATTTACGATATTCCACTAAACTCTGCTGAAGGTAATCCTAACTTCCTTGATCAATTCAAGGGCAAGGTAACAATGATTGTTAACACTACTGTTGGTTGCGGTAATGCCAATCAGTTAGAAGTCTTACAGTGGCTTCAATCAAAATATGGGGGAGACGATTTCCAGATAGTTGCTATTCCAACAAACGATTACTGTGGCCCAGGAGTTACAAAGGGCAAGTGGTCAGAAGGTATTACATGTGGTTTAGATTCTCAAGAATACGGTAAAGATGCGTATGGTGTAACTTTCCAGTATTCTGAAATGATTGGTTCTAATCCACACCCAGAGGTATCTCAAGCACATGGTAAAAATGGTTTAGGTCAAGAAAATCTTCCAGTACACGCAATGTATCAGGAAATATCTAGTCAAATGATAGAGCTAAAGCAAGCTAATAATAAGTTAGGAATAGCTCCATCACAAGATTATTACTCTTGGTGGCTAAATCTTGGTTTTGATAATGGTGAAACTATGGGCGGTAATTTTGAAAAATATCTTATTGATAAAGATGGATATGTTATTAAGCATTACCACTGTACAGTATTAAATTACGACATAGAGAAGACCCTAAAGGATTCATTAACTGAAGCTGGTCATCCTGTCATGATTGGCATAGGAAGATCTAAAAAGATCTTTCAAGAAGAATATGATTTAATTTGCAGTGATATTGAAGCTGCAATTACTGGCCAAAAGTCTGTTCTGAATAGCTAAATACTTGTTTATATAATATGACTAACAAGGAGTTAGAGCATTATAATAAGCAACAGTTTAAGAAACGACTCTCAGAAATAAAAGAGAATTCTGGATGCGTAGACTGTGGGGTAACTAATCCAATAGTCTTAGATTTTGATCACCTGCATGACAAAAAATACAATATCTCAAGAATGATTCATGATGGATTTTCTTGGGCAGCTATTAAAAAAGAAATAGCAAAGTGTGAGGTTGTCTGTGCAAACTGTCATAGGATAAGAACTCATTATCGTTTGACACACAAAGCCTCCTGATGCTATAATAGATAAATACCTATAGGAGGGGTAAAATGGCAATTAAAGGATCACTAGAGGCAATCATTGAGGTTGCAAAGAAAGAAGTGGGTACAATTGAAGGCCCAAAGGATAACGAAACAAAGTACGGTGCATGGATTAAGGTTAACTTCCAACCATGGTGCCAGTCATTTGTTTCTTGGACGGCATTCACTGCGGGAGTAAAGTCATTCCCTAAGTCTGCATCAACAGTTGCAGCAGCAGACTGGTTCAAGAAGGCGGAGCGTTGGTCAGATGCTCGTAATGACGATCCAACTCCAGGAGACTGGATCTATTTTGATTTCCCAGATGATGGTGTAAATCGTATTTCACATGTTGGTCTTTGCATTAAGAACAATGGTGATGGAACAATCCAAGTTATTGAGGGAAACACTTCAGGAACTGCAAAGGGAGACCAGCGAAATGGCGGTATGTGCGTAGAAAAGACTCGTGCATATGTTAAGAATAACAAAAAGAAGTTAGTTAACGCTGTAGTTGGTTGGGGTCGTCCAGTTTATACTGGTGAAGAGAATGCTCCATTGCTTAACAAGATAGCAGCAAGTGCACCAACACCAGTAAAGGCTACTTCAGCAGATGCTGCTAAGAAAGCAGCTAAGCCTGCTGCAAAGAAGTCATCTGGTGGTGGCAAGAATGCTAGCCAGGTAAAGTAAATGGAATCAACTAAAAGAACATTGCTAAAGACAGCAAGCTGGGAGACATTTCATTTGGTTGGTGTCGCTGGTGTAATTTATCTATTCACTGGTGAATGGGAGTATGCAAGCTTAGGTGCCTTATTATATATTGGTTGGGAAGCTGTTGGTTACTTTCTTCACGAAAGAGTCTGGGCTAAATTTGGAAATAAAGTTAAGTAATTGGTATATTAAATATGATTGATCCAACAAAAATACTAGCTGGAGCAGTCGCTATTTATGAAAATATATGGGACAGCTTGGCTGAAGATATTAAGTTTATAGATACAATATCTTCAGACCAAGAGTCTTTGGTATATTTTGAAAAAGCAAAAATCAAAAGTGAAGAAGATGGAGTGATTAAAGGGTTAGAACAAGTAAGAACAAACTCTACCTTGTCTTTAAAAAAATCCTCACAATTTAATGAATCATTAAAAAATATTGATGATAAGTTTAATAGTATTACTAAAGAATGCTTAAGTAGTTATCGTAAAATTTTTGATATCAATGAGCCATTTTATTATACAGAACACAACAATTTGCTAAAATATACTGACTCACAATACTTTAGGTCACATTATGATGGAGATACTGGATCTAAACGTTCAATATCTTTAATTCTTTATTTAAACGATGAATATGATGGTGGAGAAATTGAGTTTGTTAACTTTGACATAAAAATTAAACCAAGTGCTGGATCTTTATTTATATTTCCATCAAATTATGCATATAGGCATATAGCGCACCCAATAAAGTCTGGAACAAAATATGCAATTGTAACATGGATTCACGATAGGATACAATGAATAACTTAGAGTATTTTAATGAAAATGGTTACGTTATAGTAAGAAATGTGGTAAGCAAAGAATTGACTGACTTTCTTACACAGTATGCATTTTTAGATGAAAAGAATAACTTTGAATCTGACATACAGGTTCCTGGGTCACATGCTAAATATGCAGATATGGCTATGGAATCTTTATTATTAATGCTTCAGGAAGTAGTAGAAGACAATACTGGTCTTAGTCTACACCCAACATATTCATACTATAGATTGTATAGGCCTGGTGCAGAATTAAAAAGACATAAGGATAGACCTTCATGTGAAATATCAATGACGGTAGCTATTGGAAATTATTATGTAGAAGATGGATATACTTGGCCAATATTCATAGATGGTCAAGAATGTGTGCTGAATACTGGAGACATACTTATATATAAAGGTATGCAGGTTGAGCACTGGAGAAATACTTTTGATACATCTGAAGGGTCATGGCATCTTCAAACATTCTTGCACTATGTTAATGCAGAAGGTCAGCATTCAGGCTGGAAGTATGATAAAAGACCTGAAATCGGATACATTCCTGAAAAAAATAACAAACAATTAGAGATGGGGTAGTTATGGCAACTTACGAATATGACTGTATGCCTTGTGCAAAACGGTATATAAAAGAAAGATCTATCAAAGAAAATGATCCAGGTTACAGCTGTGAGACTTGTAATTCTGCATTAGTTCGTGTATACTCTAATGTAGGAGCAGTTTTTAATGGTAATGGATTTTATTCCACCGACAACAGAAAGTAAGTGTATACTATGACTACAATGATTAAAGATGATACTATTAAGCCAGAGTGGGTTCTGAAAGCAACAGACCGTTGTGATTCTTGTGCAGCAGAAGCTTTGGTTCAGGTTACTGGACTAAATGGACAACTTCTTTTTTGTGGTCATCATTATAATAAAATTATGAATAATTCAGATGGGTATAAAAAAATGATGTCTTTTGCAATAACCATACTTGATGAGCGTGATAAGCTTATTGAAAACAAAGCAACAGAGGAGCCACACGCATGATTATTCAGATTATTGGACTGCCAGGTTCTGGTAAAACAGAATTAGCAAAGGCACTTAAAGAACGCATTAATGCTATTCATCTTAATGCAGATGAGGTTCGTGCAACAGTCAACTCAGACTTGGGGTTTGCACCAGAAGATAGACTAGAACAGTCTCGTCGCATGGGAGAGATGGCTCGTCTAATTTCCAAGCAAGGCGTTGCTCCAGTCATTGTTGACTTTGTTTGTCCAACAGACCTAACTCGTGTAGCATTTGGCAAGCCAGACATTTTGGTATTCATGGACACAATTGCAGAGGGTCGCTTTGAAGACACAAATAAAATGTTTGAAAGACCAACAGAGTTTGATGTATCATTTATTAGTCACAACTTGGATGCAGAATCAAAAGCATCTCATATAATTGATAAGTTTAGCCTACATGATTGGTCTGCACCTACAACTCTTATGCTGGGTAGGTATCAGCCATGGCACGAGGGCCACCACGCCCTTTACAAGGAGGCTGGCAAGAGAACTGATCAAGTCCTTCTTGGAGTCCGTAATACCTACAATACAAGTGAGAAAGATCCTCTTAAGTTTGATCAGGTAAAAGAATATATTGCCAAGGACGAATTTATGGATGGGGCATTAGTATTAAGATTGCCTAACATCACTAACATTGTGTATGGTCGTGATGTAGGGTATAAGATTGAGCAAGTAGATTTGGGGGCAGACATTCATGCTATATCGGCTACGCAAAAACGTAAAGAAATGGGTATCTAAAATTTGGAAAGTAATTAGTAAAGGCCCTGACAATATGGAGTGGCCAGCATGAAAGTAACAAAGGCTAGGTCGTTTGCTAAGGCACTAAGTTATCGTATATGGGGAACACTTTCCTCAGTTGCTGTTGCTTATGTTATTACAAAGAATGCTGCCCTGTCTGTCACAATTGCATTTTGGGAAACGGTAGTTAAAATATTCATTTACTACGCACATGAGCGTGGATGGAACTATGTACAGTGGGGGAGGAAATAATGACAAAAAAAATAGTTGTTATTGGTGGAGGTAGTGCTGGATGGCTGACAGCTCTTTACATAAAAAAAGAATATCCAGATCTAGATTTAACTGTAGTTGAGTCTAAAGAAATTGGAATATTGGGTGCTGGAGAAGGAACTACCCCAAGACTAATAGAATTTTTAGAGACACTTGACATACCTTTAAGCGATATAGTAAAAAACTGCGATGCTACAATAAAAAATGGAATTAAATTTACGAATTGGAACAATGATGGAAAGTTTTACTACCATGGTTTTGCATTAAAAGGTCCAACACTACTTGGCTTTGATGCAGAATCACAAGACTTATTCTCAAGACCATTGGTGTTATCAAGTATTATTAAAAATAATTCACACTCAGATGTTGATTTTATTGAAAAAATTTCAGAATTAAACAAGGTTCCATTTACATATAAAGAGCATACTGTTGATGAACTAGATAGCCACCATGATAAGCTTGGTCTTCATGCAATACATTTTGATGCTGCAAAATTTGCAGCTAGACTAAAGCAAATTGGTATAGATCGCAATATAAAAATAATAGAAAAAACAATTACAGATATATCTGTAAATCAAAAAAATAATGTAGATAAAATATTATTTGATGATGCTACACAAATTGAATGTGATTTTGTTTTTGACTGTAGTGGTTTTCATAGATTAATTATAGGAAAGATTTTTGATGCAAAGTGGAAGAGTTATGGCGACTTTTTGCCATCAGATTCTGCATTGCCATTTTTCACTGATGTTGAAAATGATATTCCACCCTATACTGAAGCAATTGCTATGAAGTATGGTTGGATGTGGAAAATTCCATTGCAATCAAGATTTGGCTGCGGATATGTTTATGACTCATCATTAATATCAGAAGATGAAGCAGCACAAGAGATAGAAGAGTTTCTTGGTTATACACCAACGTATCCAAGAAAAGGTAAGGGAGCATTTAAGTTTAGTGCTGGATGCTATGAAGAAACATGGGTTAATAACTGTGTAGCGATTGGACTGGCTGCAAACTTTATAGAACCTCTAGAGGCAACATCTATATGGATAAGCATTAATATGCTTAGAAGACTGTTAACAAATCCAGAATGGCTTTTTGATGATGTTTCATGTATAAGAGATGAATTCAATAAAGATGTATTGTCTATGAATAACGACATGTCAGAGTTTATATATTTTCATTATATGAGCCAGAGAAAAGATACTGATTTTTGGAAAAAGTTTACTTATGAAAAAGCTCCAGAGTCATTGAAGCAAAGGCTAAATTTATGGAAACAAAGATTTCCAACAAAGAATGACGGAGGACCTTACTGGGCTTCTGATAGCTGGCTAATAGTTGGTCTGGGTATTGATGTCATTAGTAAACATGTGGCTAGAAGATACATAGATAATTCAAAAAAATATAATGACTTTTTTAATAAATATTACCATTATCTTGCTAGACAAAATTCAAAAAGAGATGATTGCATGGACCATAGACAATTTTTGGAGTCATTAAAATGAATTTTAGAACAGAATGGATTAATGCATTAAAGACAATGAGACATAGGTCTTATTGGGATTTACCAAACACTGTAGAGTTTTTTGCTTTTATGACTAAAGTAGCAATTATTATTCCAGGTCTTATTTTTGGAATACAATTTTGGTGGCTATATATCTTTGCATTAATAACTAGTCTATCTTTGATTTGGTCATCAACAGTTAAAACATTGCCAACAATTATTTGGTTTAATATAATCTGGTCAATTCTTGCAACAACTGCAATAATTAAATATTGGGTCTAAGGGGGCTTATATGTATGAATACTATGTAAGAAAAGTAGAGAATGTCGTAGATGGAGATACCATTGATGTTCTTATTGATTTAGGGTTTGACATCCTGTTCTCATCTCGTGTTAGACTGGCTGGTATTGATACCCCTGAGTCTCGCACAAAGGATCTAAAAGAGAAGGCTCTTGGTCTTGAGTCTAAGGAGTACTTAAAGAAGGCTCTAAAAGATGCCAAGTCTGTTGTAATCAAGACAGAAAAGATGAACTCAACTGAAAAGTTTGGTCGTATTCTTGGTTGGATCTATGTTAATGGAGATACAGTTTCTTTAAATGACATGATGATTAATGACGGTTATGCATGGGGATACTTAGGTGATACGAAGGTAAAAGATTTTGATGTTCTTGCAAAGGCTAGAAAGAAGTCTGGCAAGTGAGTCATGTACTATACTTTACTGCTGAGTGGTGTAATCCTTGTCAGCGTACCAGACCAATAGCAGAAGAGCTAAAGAAAGATGGAATGATTGATTTTATTTTTGTTGATGCAGATACAGAAATAGAGCTACTTAAAAAGTTTGGTATTAAGTCTGTACCAACCTACGTACTTCTAGAAGATGGAAGAGAAGTAAAACGTATGAATGGTGCAAAGACTCGTCAAGAGTTCCTGGACTTTGTAGATGTTTGATGATGACTCTATTAGTAAAATAATAGATAACCTTATTCTTGAGGGTGGCATAGAGGTGGCTGGTGTAGACCCTGATACTGGGGAAATGTTATACTCTTTTACTCCAAAGGTCAAAGAAATAATGCCAGAGTTGTATCATGACCACCTTAACTTTGTTAATGCTGAGCTTATGGTGCTTTGGGAAAAAGGATATGTTGACATAGACTTTCTTCAAGATGACCCTCTAATATCATTAACTGAAAAATCTTATAATCAAGAAGAGGTTTCCAAGCTTTCCAAACAAGAGAAGTGGTCTCTTCAAGAGCTAAAAAGAGTCGTAAAGCCCAAAGAATTCTGATATAATCGTTATATGATAAAAGAAGGCGACTTCGTTATGGGCACAACATCTGAGGGTCTTGTCCATGGTGTTGTAGAACATATTATGGTTGAGGGTGGGGTATACGGAGTTCCTGGAACAGAGTATGCAATTCAGTCTATGCCACCAGAAAATCCAGCAATGGCTGTTAGAATTTATGAAGAAAAAGATGGTAAGTGGGAGCCAACCGCATACAGTATTGGCATGATGTATCAGGATGCAACTATAGCAGATATGGAAAATCATACAATGGATTCAGAGGTAGAGATGGCTATGTACGACTCATCAATTGGCAAATCTCATTGTTGCCCAGCAGAGGCATCAATTGGTAAAGCATATCAAGGTTGTGGATGCGAAACATGCAAAGAGCTAAATGTTGATTGCCCAGAATGTCCAGTTTGTCAAGATGAAATGAACAAGAAAGCACCATGTTGGGATGGATATGTACAACGTGGAATGAAGCCTGGAGAAGGCGGTAGGATGGTTCCTAACTGTGTTCCAGTAGCAAAAGCAGATGACTTATTTGAAGACGATGACACAGTTGAATACGATACAGATACAGTATCAAAAGCAGAAGGTTACTCACCACCTGCTGGTGCAAGATCTGCAGCTCGTAGAGCACTTAAGTTTAAAGAAGATGGAAAAGCAACTGGTGCAGGAACTGCAGTTGGTTGGACTCGTGCAGGGCAGTTAGCAAGAGGAGAAACAATATCTCTTAGCACTGTTAAAAGAATGTACTCATACTTTTCACGCCATGAAGTAGATAAGAAGGGTAAGGACTGGGGCAACTCAGCAAACCCATCTAATGGATACATAATGTGGCTTGCGTGGGGTGGAGACGCAGGTTATTCATGGTCAAGAGGAATTGCTAATCGTGAAAGAGACAAAGCATTGTTTGCTGACTTTGGTAAAGACTATACAACGTCTCAATCATTGACACACATATTTAAACCAAAAGAAAATGGTAACGATTAATGCCAAAGAAGAAGGCTGGATCATTTAATCCAACACAGATTAAAAATGGCAAAATTGTCCGTTTAAATAAAAACGGTACAATTAAATCTATTATTGATAATTATACTGTTAAGCATCCTAAAAAGGAAAACTAATGATTGAGTTATTAGCTATCAACTTGACATTGATAGCAGTATGCTCTATAATTATAATAGCAGTAAAAAAGAAGGATAAATATTTTGCTAAAGTAGTATATACACAAAGTGATATACACAAAATAGTAAAGAATTTTATTCCTAATGATCTTTTTGAAAAGCCAAAACCGCTTTCTCAAGCAAGAAAACATTTGAAAAACAATACGGTTAGGGTTTTGATAATAGAAGATCATGCATATTGGGTTCATGACAATATGTTTTATATAGCTGATACTGTTGAAGGATTGGTTAATCCAGAAACTGTAAGGCCAATTGATACAAACAATATGTCAAATCGGGATATTGATAAGATGCTATTCATTTTGGATAGTTTAAAGAATGGAAATTCTGATGATAGTAGCGGTGCATGGAACAACTGACTTTGATGATTATCAAGTCTTTCTTCGTGCTATGGGTGTCGCTCTTTCTGGAATGCAAGATGGAGACAAAGAATTTTTAGTTTACTCAGCAGGACCTGCTGCAGTTAACTCTTTTGTTTCTGAGTTTTGTAATCTTTCAGAAAGAGGTATGAAGTCTCGTGGACGAAAGATTAAGTTTATACAGGTGCCTACATGGTACATTGAAGAAAATATCAAGAGTGTAAACTACCTTGCTTTTCTTAGTAAGCCTAAGCAACCTGTTTCTAAACTTGTTACGACTGCAGAACAAAACAACATTGAAGTTGGAATTTTCCGATACTAAAGGGGTAAAAATGATCATAAATAATTTAAATACAATGGAAAAGATTGTTGCAAAGAACTACAATCTACATTGGGATGGCTGGACAGTTGTAGAAACAAAACAATCAGATATGGCAAAGACAGCTATCAACGGAATCTATCGTAATGGAAAATGGTTTTTAGCTAAAAACTTTGTACCTGATCGCAATGGGTGGGATATTCCAAATAGATATAAGGTATAAATATGAAACAACACTTATGGAAAGATGAAGGCCGTTGTTTTGACTCAGATACCAATTTATTTTTTGACAAATATGAAGAAGATGAATCTCTCAGACCAAAAATAGATGATTTGTGTCAGTCATGCCCAGTTCAAAGAGTATGCTTTGCTAATGGTGTGTCAGGTAAAGAGTGGGGTGTCTGGGGCGGTATATACTTAGAGAATGGCGAAATATCAAGAGAGTTTAGCAGGCACAGAAATAAAGAAAAGTGGGGTCAAATGTGGACAAGTCTAACAACAGAAAAGAAGTAACCAGTTTTGAATCAATCTGTTCAATACTAGGTGAACTATGGATGGACTATAAGTCAGATAAATACTTTAAGGACTTTATTGAATATAACGATATTGGACTTCCAATTGCATTCCTAGTTGACAACGATCTTGTTGAGCCAAATGAACTTGCAAAACAGTATGTTTATGAAACATGGGATATATTTCTTGCAGCGTTAGAAGTTGATGAAGACATGGGCTGGGAATCACTTGAAGAAGTATTTAATTTTGTTGATAAGAAAAAGGATTAAAGTAAATGTACACTGATTCAATGCGTAGAGCATTTCACTCTATTACTGCTCCTAAAGGTTTTTCAGTAAAACTAATAGACAATGATCATTTCCTTACAATCAAACTTAATGAGTATGACTTTATTGCTATGAATCATGATGAAAAAATAAAAGCATTACAGTATGTTGTTCAGCTTAAGAATGCTCTTGAGATGGAAGGTGCAATTGTGTTAGTATCTAGGGAAGCGGTAAAATAAATGGATTTAACTACAATGATAATTGGACTATTGCTTGTTGCTGTTAGTACGGCATCAATTTTATTGACATTAAAGGTTATTCTGCTTAGACAAAGAATGTTAACCCTAGCTATGTCTTTAGTAAGGGTGCAAGATGTTTTTAATAGCACTAAGCAACAAGAGTCTGACAACGACGTGCACAAAGAAAACTTTATCAAGTTTTTATCTGACTCTCGTGATTGGGCATACGAATATATTGAAGATGTTCAGTCTGGTCTTAAAAAGTTTGTTAATGAAATTGAGCCAGAGATCGCATACTTTGATGAGTATGGATTGGTAGGAGATGCTTATCCACACTATCACTCAATGAAAAAAATATCACAAGAGTATAAAGAGCTAAAAAAACTTTTACCATCTGAGGAGGAAAAATGAAAGACATATTCCTGTCAATACTTACAGGTTTTGGTTGCGGTGTAGTATTTGCTGCATTTAAGCTACCAGTTCCAGCACCACCAGTTTTTGCTGGTGTCGCTGGCATTATTGGTTTATGGCTTGGCTACTACATACTTTCAGGATATATGAGATAATAGTAATATGGAGTTTTATTACTTTGGTGGAAACTTTAATCCTGGTGAAATAACCAGATTAGAAAAGAGTCATTTTGATGGAGTTATGTTTGTATATGACGCAATTCTTGGTGACGTTTTTACAAAAGTAGCAAGAGATATAAGACTAAATGAAAAGATTAAATATCTAGTTGCAATTAGACCCTATACAATATCTCCACAATATTTATGCATGATTAGCAAATCAATAAACTCAATTGCTCCAGGCAGAATACAGGTTAACCTAATATCTGGATATGTTAAAGAGCATGAAAAAGATTTTGGGGGCATCATAGGAGATATCAATGATGACTCAGATCGTATTGATAGGTCTAATTATTTGATAGAATACGTAAAAATGCTTAACACTATGCCTGGAAATAAAAGAAAGCATTTATTAGATTTTTATGTATCAACAACCAACGAATATGTTTTTAATGAAGTTTCGCAAAACAGCAATAAAATGATATTGCCATACAGAGACTATAAAAATGGATACTGGACAGTAGTTAGTGAAAAAAGCGGTCAAGATGTAGGAAATAGTTTTGACATATCTGGTCAAAATATAATGTTAGCTTTGACACCAATAATTAGAAGGACAGAAGAAGAGCTTAGTATTTCTGAAGAATATGTTAATAGACCTGTATGGCGAGATGGTGAAAAAACAGGTAAAGTAAATGACATTGAATTCTTTACTTTTCAACAGTTTGACGACTTCATGAAAAAGTTGCAAAGTGAAGGTATAAATCAAGTTTTAATTAATGGTTTTCCAGAAAAAGAAAGGGAAAACATTATTAATTTTATTAAACATTACAAAGAATTGGGGCTATCTAAAAATAGTTTGCCTCATGATGATCATAAAGATCATAGAATATCCTAGGAGGAAAAATGAATACAGAACAACTAAAGGCGCTACTATCTTCATATGGAAGATCAGTACTTGCATCAGGCTTAGCCCTGTACATGGCAGGCGTGACAGATCCAAAGGATCTATGGACAGCATTAGTCGCAGCTATTGCACCAGTAGCAATCAGAGCACTTAACCCTAACGACAAGGCTTTTGGTCTATTGCCAGATGCTGAGTCCGTAGACAAGGCTCTGAAGGCTGCTAAGGCACCTGTAAAGAAGAAGGCAGCAAAAGCACCTGCCAAGAAATCTTCTGGTGGCGGGAAAACAAACAGTCAAGTAAAGTAGTATAAAACAAAGAAGGCCAGCCTAGAAATGGGCTGGCTTTTCTTTTTGTATGATAGGATATAGTCATGGCTGATTTTGGATCATTATGGATAGGCAATCCATTAAGTAAGGTTGAACAGACAGCTCTTGCTTCATTTATATACTATGGACATTCCTTTACCCTTTTTGTTTACGACATGGACATGAAGGTTCCAAACGGTGTAGTTAAGTCTGATGCCAATGAGATAATTCCTGAGTCTGAAATTTTCAAGGTACAGAATTCATATGGACCATTCGCAGATATGTTTAGATATACAATGATACAAAAAACAGGTCTTACATGGACTGATACAGACTCTATATGCCTTAGACACAAATGGGATTTTGGAGATTACCTGTTTGGGTATGAAGAAGAGGGGCGACTTGCAAACGGTATATTAAGAATGCCACAAGACTCTGAACTTGTTACCATGCTAATAGATAACTCAGTTAAGTACGATAAGACAAAGATAGTTTGGTCAGAGATAGGACCACTACTTGTAACAAAGTGTGCTAAAAAGCTTGGTCTTTTAAGATATGCACAGCAACCAAAGGTTTTCTATCCAATTCATTTCTGGCAATGGAAAAAGATTTGGATGAGCGAGCACCTAGATGAGGTTTTAGATAAATGTAAATACTCTCATACACTGCAGATCTGGAATCAATTTTTAAATAGAGAAGGCATTGACAAAAATGAACTTCCTAAAGGCTCTGCAATAGAATATTTTTACAATAAGTTTGTTTAAAGATAGCCAGTCATGTCTTGCTTTTTTGTATGCTGAACAGTTGATGTTGTTGAATATATGTTACAAATGTTTGCTCTGTTGTATTTAATAGCATACACATTTAGTTCTTCATTATAAAATAGATAGTGATCAATTGGTCTTGATACTGGAGTCTTTACCATTTCAAGCAGCTTCTTTGCACCAGACTTGCTTACAACATAGCATAAGCATGACCAAGACTGATAAACCTTACAAACATTTTTCTTTCCAACGTCTAAATGTTTTCCATCTTTTTTATATCTAATATTACCAGTAGGTGGAACATAGACAGTGAATACATCCCAGTCCTCTGGCAGCTCATCTATGTATTCGTATAGTCTTTGACTAAAATCTTTTGAAAGCTGTATATCATCTTCCATTAATATTATATGGTCATATTTAGAGTTAGCAAAGTTTGCCCATGCTGTATAGTTGCTTGCCCAAATTCCAAGCTCCCCAGGCTTCCACCCTTCTTCAAGCCATCCTTTTGGGTCAACTTTAATTGCTGCGTCTTTATAGAATGATTGTATGTCTTCAATACTTCTCATCATAATGGTTGGTGTATCAAAATTATCAAAGTCTTTTATAAGCTGGTCTGTAGCACGCTTAGTAAGTATGTTTCTTTTTTTCATTATTTCAGTATTTTCTTCATTATGAAATATCTTAAAGCATATGTTTGGTTTATCAATTTTAAAATTCAGACCTTCATTAATATTAAAGAACTGTTCTTTAGAGTAAAGCCTACCATTTTTTTCCCACCACTTGTTTATATAGTTGCTGGATTTTAAATGAAAGTCCTCATGGTTTTTATTGATTGAGTTTTTAGGATCTAGTATGTGAGTAAATAGTGGCATAGAGTATGCTTCACCAAGACTATACAAAATAACATCAGCTGCTTGATTTGGTAATCCGTAGCTTTTAAGAACATATTTATCCTCAAATGTATGAGATTTAACAATTGACTCTGCATACTTTCTATTAATTATGTAGCATGCAGTTGACCATTCATATGAAGCTCTTGTGTTGACATTATATTTTTCTTTTTTATGAAGGCTAAACTTAACTGGCTGATTCTTAATCATTATTAGCTGGATAATGTCCCACCTTTTGGGTAGATTTTTAATTACATATTCCCAGTCCCATGACCAATGCTCAACAGTATCAAAACTAAAATCATCTTCCATTATAATGGCGTACTCACTATTAGATGTATTCAACCAGAGATTAATTGTTTTGATGTGAGACATAATGCAGCCAATTTCTGATGGTTTTAACTTAGGATACTTTCCAGATATTTGATCAGAAAGATCGCTTTTCCTACCATCAACTGCTTCAACAATAGTATAATCAGTTACTCCGTATTTATCAAACTGCTTTTTTACACTGCTTAATCTATGAGTGTGGTCTTTAAGATTTATAACATACGTTGGCCCAAACCCTTTAAGCTTACTCATGTTTTAATATCCAAACTTGCTCATCCATAATCAGTATCTGATATTTACCACTATGCTCTTGTAAAAACCTATCTATTCCTGGCTTAGGTCTAAGGTGTTCTTGGTATGTATCATGTTGCCATAGATAGTCATCAAATGCCATTATCCCATTAATTTTTAGCTTATCCCAGCCAAGTATTGCATCTGTATATACTCCATGTGCAGTATGATCGCCATCTATGTATATAAAATCATAGTGTGATTTTTCAGCGGTATTAAGGAACTCTTCAGAGTACCCTTTAACTTTACATACATTTGTATAAGCAGACATTCTGCTATCATAAAACTGTTCAAGTTCATTCCAGTCAAATTTCTTGTGTACTTCTTCTTCAGACCCAGACCAGGTATCAACATCAGTAAGCCATGAGGTTGGATCTGTAAGTATATTATCTAACATCCACTGGCTAGCATCTCCAGTGTATGCACCTATTTGTAGAAAGTCTATTAAGGGCTTACCTGCAAACCTGCGTGGCAAGATTAAATTAAAATATTTCACGGCGCTTATATTAAACCAATTTGGATACCCCATACATATCATTATACACTAGAGACTCTGATATACTAGGCTTATGCCTATTAAAACTATATCACAAGAACAGCTTAATAATGCAAGACTTTTTACTAGCAAGGAAGAATTTGCAAAGCATATTCCAAAAGGATCAAGGATACTTGAGATAGGCACGCTTGCTGGAGACTATGCAGAAGTACTTATAAAAGAAGTTAATCCAGCCTCTATTGACCTTGTAGACGTGTTTAAGGCTAACGATTGGCCTGACTGTAACAGATTTAATAAAGCAGGACATTTTGATTTTGTAAAAAATAGATTTAAGAATGTTAAGACTATTACTTATCACCAAGGGTATAGCGAAAAAATAATGCCAACACTTGATAAGAAATTTGATTATGTATACATAGATGCTAACCATGACTATGAGCATTGCAGGGCTGACCTTATTAATTCCCTTGCATTATTGGCAGAAGGTGGAATTATTGGATTCAATGATTACATAGTTGATCAGGATCACGGTGTTGATTATGGTGTTATTGAAGTAGTTTGTGAATTTCTCAATGATAACAAGGATTGGGAAGTAATTGGTTTTGCTCTGCAAGAAAATATGTATGCAGATATTTATATAAGAAAGTGCCCCTAGAAGGATTTGAACCTCCGACCTAACGGGTAGAAGCCGTCCGCTCTTCCGCTGAGCTATAGGGGCGTACACCAGGCAGGACTTGAACCTACGATCTTCAGTATATAAGACTGATGCCTTAACCAACTTGGCTACTGGTGCATATTAAATTGGAGCGAAAGACGAGATTTGAACTCGCAACATCTACCTTGGCAAGGTAGTACTCTACCATTGAGTTACTTTCGCATTTTGGGCAGTTTTAGTCATACCCAGGACTTTTTCTAAGCTGAAAGTATCTTTGCTAATGCATTAACTGTTGCTGCAATTCTTCCGATATCACGCAACTGCTCAATAGTATAGCCTTCTTCTTTCAATGTTTCATAGTGTGCTTTAACACAGAAGTGGCACTTACCAACAATAGATGAAGCAAGAGAGTATGCCTCAAACTTTCCCTTTGTTGTACCACCATGAGATGCAATTGCATTCATACGAAGTTGTGCTGGTAATCCAGTAAGATTAGCATCATCTGCCATTTCTAAATATGGATACCAAACATTGTTTTGTGCCATGATTGCACCAGCAGTCAATGCAGCATTTCTTTCTACCTCATCAGTTGCACTTGCTGTAATGAAAGCAACAAGCTTACCGTTTCCAGTTGAAAAGGCAGCTGCAAGAGCAAGATATGTGGCATGCTCAGAATCAATAGATGATCTATTAATTACTGCATCAAGGTTTAACTTAATGTCTTTTGCATACTCTGGAAGATTGTCCTTAAGCTGATCAACCCAAGACATTATAGAGTCTCTCCTCCAAGAGGTCTGTTGCATGCACAAAGCTCTCCTGTTTGTAGTGCATCAAGCACACGAAGTGCCTCATCTGCATTACGACCAACATCAAGGTTATTTACCGTAATGTGCTGAATGGTATTCTCTGGATCAACAATAAATGTTGCACGATATGTAACACCAGATGAATGATGAATGCCTAGATCTCCAGCCAACTGATGTGCTGTATCTGCAAATGCCCATGAGTTTGTCTTCTTTAGGTCATCGTGTGCATTTCTCCATGCAACCTTACAGAATTCATTATCAACTGATCCAGTCATCAATACTGCATCACGATCATTGAAATCATTTACAAGTGCATCGTATGCAACAATTTCTGTCGGACATACGAATGTAAAGTCCTTTGGATAAAACACAATGATCTTCCATTTGCCTGGAAAAGAATCTTGCGTTAGTACTTCAAATGAGGAATCATCATAAGACAATGCCCCAGGCTTAACTCCAGTAACGGCAAAGTTACCAAGTTTTTCTCCTACAGTTTTCATTTATTCTCCTTATATAAGTAGATCTATAAAAGATCTCGTGCACCAGGTAGGACTTGAACCTACGACGACCAAATTATGAGTTTGGGGCTCTAACCAACTGAGCTACTGGAGCTAATACCACTATTCTTTGTCTTGCTTAATTCCAACAGTCATTACTAGGTACGATATAAAGTATCCCAATAAAAAAGACGGTACTGTTAAAAGTATTGCTATCATACATAATGACATTAGTTAATCCTATCTAAATCTTCAAGACTATTAATACCATAAATATTAATCATTTCTTCAACAGTAAACTCTAAGTCAAACTCTTCTTCAGTATCCACCTGTGCACTCATTTCTTGTATGGTATAAACGAATCTTTGTCATAATTTTGCGGGATGGAGCATAAAGATCATCTTTACAAGTTAAACACTTGTAAGACCACTCTCCAGTAAAGAAGTCATGCACATAACCCTTGGCGTTAGCATACTTCTTGGCTACAAAGGTTTGAAATGGGTCAGGTATCTCCATATTAATCATTGCGTGACCATACCAATCTTAAAAACTTATTCCATGAATGTTTGTCTAATGATAATTCTTTCCATCTAATGTATGACTTAACTCCAACTACACCATAGAGTATAGCGCCAAGTATAAAGCCATACTGCTTTGTAATCAGGGCGTATGCTGTCCACATAAACTCATTAAATATAAACCAAAGCCATCCCCATCGCTTTTTACGACCAATGGTAAACATTGCTGCTGCACCACTGATAACAAGCACCCAAGATGCATAGTCGTTCATCCATTGTTCCATATATTCAGTATACCTTAAAGTCAGGTATTAGTCAAGCTGCTTGCCCTTGGTTTTTACCCAAGTGCCTATTTTATTTATCTTAACTTTTTCTCTTAATATTTCTGCAAAGTCAGTACCTATTTCAGATCCAAGGTATTCTTCGCCTGTTTCCATGTCAACTAATTTCCATTTTTCTGGGGCCTTGGTATGTATAATTAAATCAACTGGCCTATCAAATGAATCAACCTCTGATCCATCTTTAAGTATTCTTTTGTCTTTGCTCATATACCAAGTATACACTTTATCTATGTTCAAGTCAAGTAGAACATCAGGTGAACACTTGGTTAAATGAGCCTATTATTTGTCATAATATAGTTTATTTACTATATACTGTTATTATGAGAATTAAACTTATCCTAATAGCAGTCGTTGCTGCTCTATCTATTTCTACCCCTGCTTTTGCAGCAGAAAATATTGTTGGTAATGGAGCATCTTTTCCAGCAAACCTTATTGATGAATGCAGATCATCTTATGCCAAGTCAACAGGAAACATTGTTACATATTCAGCAAACGGATCTGGTGCTGGTAAGACTTCATCTGATAAGGGCATTGGAGATTTCTGGTTCTCAGACTCTGCACACACAGCATCAACAAAGAAGCCATCAGTAATCCACATTCCAATCGTTGCAGCACCTATCGCAGTGATGCACAATATCCCAGGAAACAGACAGCTATATTTATCATCAACTACAGTAGCTAAGATTTTTGCGGGAGAAATAACAATGTGGAATGATCCTGCTATTAAGGCTGATAACAATAGAAAGATTAAAGAAGTTATTTATAGAAAAGATAAGTTTGGCAATCTAGTTAAGGATAAGTCTGGGAATCCCGTAATCCTAAGAACTGCTACCAAGAGCATTGTTTACACACTACCAAACCAAAAGATAAAGGTAGTCTTTAGACTTGATAACTCTGGAACAACAAATAACTTTGTTAGATTTATGAAGGCAAACTCTCCAGAGGTTTGGACAAAAGCTGTATCTGATTCATTCTCAACATCATTCCCAAAGGGAATAAACGATATTGGTAATATGGGAAGAATTGTTGGTGCAAATCAGTCACAGGGTGTAGCAACTTTGGCATCAAAAACTAAGTATTCTATTACATATGCAGAGGTATCATTTGCTAAGTTCTTTAATCTTAAGGTGGCAAACATAGGAAATGCATCTGGTAATTTCGTAGCACCAGACAGTGCAAATGTGTCAGCCTTCTTAGGAGAAGCATCAGTTGACTCAAACAACATACTTACATACGACTATGCAACCAAAGAACCTGGAGCATACCCTCTAGGTATTGTATCCTACCTTCTGGCAGACACTTCTGGCAAGAATAAGGCTGCAGTTAAGGAGTGGGCAAAGTATTTGGTTAGTGCAGAGTGTGTTAATTCTAAACCAGAGCTAGGTTTTACTTTACTAACAGGAAAGTTCTTAGAGTTTGTAAATAGGCAGATAAATCGCTTATAGCTAATTAGATAATTTTTTGATTTGATTGTAAAGATCTAAAGATATTTTGTACAATTCTTGCTTCTCTACAAAATACATTACCTCTTGCTTAGTTTCATCATCATTACGTGGGATATTTAGAGTCAGTCTTCTATGAGCCATGAATTCTTTTACCTCATTAGCCTCTACTGGCATTGCAGAAACATTGTATATATGAGAAACCTTATCCTCTAAATATTTTGTGTTATTTTTAAATAGATCAAAGTCAAGAAAAGTTATCTTATCTTTCATTGCTAATGCTTGTTCATGAAACCTATTGTAAAATTTGATATCGTTTTCAATAAACCTTACATCTAAAAAATGTACCTGCTGATATATGTGCCAAGAACTTATTGCTTCAAGCGGGTGTCTAAAAGGAACAAAAGTGTGATCTCTTTCTGCAATACTCTTTACAGTATGACGATTGAAGTTAATGTGAGCAAAATCATACATCTTAAAAAATGCATGATTAATAAATGTGTTTCCACTTCTTGGATATCCAGAAATAGTTAAAGCTTCTTGTAGCTTATAATTATCTAATTCTTCCCAAGCCTGTAACGATTCATTCCAGTTCCATGTACCGCTATCTGGTTGCAGATATGATTCAAATGCACCATGAATAGGTTGTCTCATTATTTATCCCACTTGCTTGTATCAATTGTATAGTAGGTACCCCAACGCTCATATGGCTTATTAAGTGTAACCCAAACTTTGCTGTAGAATTTGAAACGGTATCCATAACTGCCCTGATCATCTAAATAAAAAGCTTTAAGCAAACTCCTAGTAGCAATATTACTACAGATATTACCAATCCATCTAAGAGGAAGTATCTTTGTCTTTTCTGTCTTTGTTATCTTGTTGAGGTACCCATCTGAGTTTGCCATCTTTATACTCCCTCTCATATCCCAAAGCTTTCCAGTCCATCTGCATAATTTTAGGTTCTTTTGGCATTTACACACCATTGCCTATACTCATATATTAATTATATAGGTACTATGAGTGTATGTCAAATCCTATTGTTTGCCTTTAGTTTTTACCCAAGTACCTATCTTATTAATCTTAACTTTTTCTCTCAGTATTTCTGCAAAATCTGTTCCTATTTCAGATCCAAGATACTCTTCACCTGTTTCTAAATCAATAAGCTTCCATTTTTCTGGACACTTCGTGTGTATGATAAGATCAACTGGCTTTTCAAATGAATCTGCTTCTGACCCATTCTTGAGTATTCTTTTTTCCATTCAGCAGTCCTCATTGGTAGAAAGGTATTTACCATCTTCTCTATCCCAAGATCTTCCATATATAGTGTGTCTATTGCCATTTGTAACCTTCGTGACTCTATGCTCAAACTCTTTGTATATAGGAATATTGACCAACATACCAACTTCTGGCTTTATAACGTAATCTTTATTTTTAAATTCTAATATTCCACCATCAAAATTATCATTAATATAAACATTAAAGGAAGCTGATATTTTTCCATTACTATTGATTCTTTTTCCTTGTGTTTTTGAATTTTCTACAATAGTCGTTTGCTGATCTTCTGAGTCACTATCATCTCTTTCATAATGCCATGGCATTGCATAATCAATATCTTTTCTTCCAGTTTCTTGAAAAATTTGTTCATCAGGAACCTCAAAGAAAGACTGAAGGGCACCAGCTCCACCAAAATATTTAGGTACAACAGCCTCTATTCTTCTTTCTATGTGTTTAGTAGGTCCTCTGTCCTTCCATTTTGAATGCTCTGTAGGAACAAGCATGTTTCCATTCTCATCATAGTCTGGTATGTATCCTAAGAATTTATTTTTAGTGTTTCCACCATATGGAGACCTCATGGTGTTATACCAACCATCTGGATCGTTTGCTTCAGCATTTAGCCATTCTAATTCTGATGGTGTTAAAAAGTTTCTAATGACCCATAAATCTTTTTCTATATATTCTTTTCTTGGTTCCCAGATTTCTGATAGTTTATCTAAATCCATTTCAAGAAAAGCCTCATTGTTTAGTTTGGCATTATGCATTTTATTAGTTGTCCATTTCTTTATATAGTTGTTTTAAACCTGAGAATGTACCTATGTCCATATACTTACCACCTGAACTTGATGATCTTATGTCTAGGTTCATATCTATCCATTCCTGTATCTGCTTCCCTGGATGTTCTAAATCTGGGTCTATATATCTTACCAGGTTTTTTCTAAACAACATGGTTCCCCACATGTGTGGATACTCACAATCAGAGGCCTTATCCATAGAGGCAACAACCTTATTTCCAGACAATAGCACCTGACCAACCCTACCCTTAAGTTCATCACCACATTCCCATGTACCAACGACTAAATCTCCAGAAACACCCATCATTTCTTTATATATGTTTTTTTCAGTATTATAAATATAAGTATCTGGCATACCAACTAAAACTGTGTCATTATAATCTCCAACTAAAAACTTTACTGCGTGAGACATTGTTGATGGTTCAAGAGCAAGAAGCTTAACATTCATGTTCATGTTTTGAATGATTGGTACCCACTCTGACTTAGTAGACACTCTAACTTCATCACAAACTTTTAGCATTTGATCTACATGCCACTGCAGTAAAGATCTTTCATCTGAAATAGGTAAACAAAATTTTGGTATCCCACCTATTCGTGAAGCTTTGCCAGATGCTGGAAGTACCCCTATGACAGCCATTCTTGAGACCTTCTTCTATCTATATTCCACTCTCCCATAATTTCATGGTTTTGTGATTTTTTTAATTCCCAGTACTCTTTGTTTTTTTGATATGTCTCATTAGATTTTTTAAAAAGTTCAGGGTCACTTAAAACAGTTTGTGCTGGTCCATATGGAACAGATATATCAACAACTCTATGGAAAAATTCTAGTGGGTGTCCATTTTTTATTGCAATCCCAACTCTTTCTGCATAGTCACTATCTTCAAAAATATATGGGTAAAAGTATTCATCAAATAGTCCTACTGTTCTTACAACATTCTCGCCAAGAGAAAAACAACTAAAACTTTCTGTTGTTGTTACCATTCTTGATTCACCGCTTATTTTATAAAGATGTTCCAGTGATCCTGGAAGCCAATGAGTATCTGCAGAAGAAAAGACCCAAAACTTTTCATGAGGATAAAGCTTGATAGTTAGGTTCCAAGAACCAGACATTCCGAGATTTGATGGTAGGTTTAAAACTCTTATGTTTAAGTCTTTTTTTTTTGGATGATATTTTTCTTTTCCATTATTTATTATTAGGATTTCTTTAATTGGAAAGTCTATTAGATTTAAGTTTTCATCCAATAAGTCATACCTATTCAACACTGGTATTGATAAGATTGGTATCATTAAGAAGATAATCCCATTTTTAAGTGATCCATGCATACGTCAGCAATAATGTAATTTTCATCATCCATGATTACATCAAAGTATGACGCATCCTTATCACAATAAAAGCATCGGCCTGGTTTCATATCTATATCATACCATACCATGGTATGTCAAATATGATATAATCAATAAATGCATAAGATATATAGGTGCAAGTGTGGTAATAACCTAACAGCATTGACAGATAAGTATTTAATCTGTTCTGCATGCAACAGCACCTCTGATTTTGTAGAGATGTTTGATGAATCTAGTATTGATCCTAGCTTCTGTAATGATGAAGATGGCAGCAAAGAAGGCATTTGTCCATGTGAGGTTTATATAGCACATTTAATTAATAAGAAATGTAACGCTATTGAGACTGCTGTAGCAAAAGAGCCAACTAGGGATCACTGCCATTGTAGAGCAGCTATATCACCATGTGGACATTCTATATCACACAGACTAGTAGATGCTTGTACTGGTCAACCATAAAATGAAAGGGTAAATAAAATGATAAAAGTAGAACCAGTAGAGTTTCCTGGTATTGACGCTGTAGTTTCTAATATAGACTACTATAAAGATAAGCTTATATCTGATTCAGTAATATGCTTTAGAAATGCCAACCTAACAGAGAAAGAGCACTTTGAGTTTGGTCGTAAGGTAGGTCAGGCTATTGGATGGTTTCATGCAGATGAAAGTAGCAAGTACGTAGAAAACCATGAGCGTAAGTCTGAAATAGTATCTGGGCCAGATGATGTAATAGTAGAGTGGCATGTTGAGCATACCTACTACACCAACCCAATCGTTGCTGCAACCTGGAATATGTATAATTTTAAGACTAACCCAGAAAATGGAAAAACATATTTTGTAGATACAGGACTTGTCTTTGATATGCTTACAGAGCAAGAACAGCAATTTCTTCGTGATAGCATAATAACTGAACCAGACTTCATTAAGGATTCACAGGTAAAGTCTGGCTATCTTAGTTCAAGTACAAACCTTTCAGATCAGCACCCAATCATTGATAATCACTGGCTAACCAATAAGCCAATCATTAGATTTATGATCCTCCCAGAACCTCACATAGTTCCTTTGGTTTCCTATAAGAATGAAGCTCCATCTCAAGAGTCTTTAGACTATTTTAAATCACTGATACGAAAAATAGAAAAGATTATTATGGAAAATGAGGATATCAGAATCGTTCATAACTGGCAACAGGGAGACTTGGTTATACCAGATCTATTCAAACTGGCTCATGCTGTGACTGGTGGATTCAAGCCAGAAGATAGAGAGTTTAGAGGAATTTGGGCATACAGAAGTCTTTGTTGAGTTTGGTATATGTTGTAACAATTATGAAATCGTTGCATACTCAGATATAAAATCTTCATATTCTTTGTTTATATTCTTTATAGGATTGATGTTTTTTATTACTTCCTCAATATTAATCCTTATATCGTTTTTTGGACGTGGAATATGCCCATCATATCTATCATCCCACAGATTGCCTGAAAGCTTAGCATTTAAAAATCTGTCTTCATAATTGTCTAAAAGTTCAATATTAAAATATTTGGCTATGTTTTCAAAATGTTTTACTGTATCATTAATCAATACATCAAACTTACCTATATATATATTTTCCTTATTTTTGATAGCATACTGCATGTATTCTCTGTAGATGTCTGCATTCTTGTAGTATCTACCAATTATTTCGTCCTTATCTATTTTTGACTCAGGCCTTGACTCTTTCATTATTAAAGAAGCAATTGCATCTTCTGGTTTTCTAAAAATAGTAATGTTGTCTATTTCCTTAACACCAAAAATTTCTGGCATATGGACAGCAGCTGTATAACGCTCAAAAAAATATTTACATACAGTAGCTTGATAGACATTTCCAGATCTTGGAAAAGAATTAAACACAACTTTATTCACTACACACCCCTTTGCTCTTGCTTAACATTAACAGTATACCAACATTTTGGCTTTAGTTTAAGCTTTTAAGTTCGGCGGCGATATAGAGGTAGCAAACCTTTCATGCCCCAAAGGGGCACTATTGGTTAGTATCCTTAATATGCGAAACCTCCACTGGAAACTTATACTTAGTCTTATCAACAATAGCAGCAGACACCTTCCGTCCACCAACCTTCATAACAGGCTTAGACTTTGGAGGCTTACGACGACGGCCTTTTACCTTTCCCCTACTGCCACCCCTACTACCTTTAGAAAATAGGTTTGGCTCGTCCCTATCATTACGTGCTGGACAATTTGGTTTAACCATTACTTATCTTTCTTGGCATTAGCCTTAGTCCAGTCAAGCTTTTGCTGACGCTCCATGGCACGGTAGATATCCATAGGAGGACATTCATTACACCAGTGATAACTAGTAAAGTAACGCTCTCCACGCTTATGAGCACAAAGTGAACCCTTCATAATAAAACCTTTCAATAGTAGTTGTTTGGACAGTTTAGGCTCATGTCCAGGAGTCATAACTACATGTGTTCGTAAGGGTTGAAAGCGCTAAAGCCTTCTGGGTCATGCTTTGCAATAATATCTCGCATAGCCTGAATGCTTACTTCCGTACGTCCACCAGAGTGCTCTGGATAGATCATTTCTGCTAGTAGTTCTTGTGTCATTGTTGTCATGTTTTTCTCCTTTTCATTCCAATTGTCTCAGAAAAGCCAGGGTATGTCAAGGGTGCTATAATATTTAAATGAGTATACACAAGATAGACAATCTATTTACTGATAGCCAGATATCAGTTATTAAGAAAGTGCTTGATACAACAGAGATTAATAATGACACTACGCTTGGTAGATTAGTTGGTACTATTCATGTTGAGATAAATGAGATTCTTGGTACACTTCTTCAGGTTGCAAATGATATATCAGATAAGAGGCTTTCGCTATCTAGCATGTCATATGCTTATTACGATGGCATTTATGGAGAACCTAACCTTCCACCACACATTGATCGTGATTCTATTGATATTATTATTGACTACCAACTAGAGTCCAATATTTCGTGGGACTTAGGAATAAACACAGAACTATACTCAGTAGAAGACAATAACGCTATAGCATTTAACCCTAATACAAACATACACTGGAGACCTCATAGAAGGTTTGAGGAGGGAGAGTATGTTAAGATGTTATTTTTTAGGTTTGTAGGACCTGATGCTGTCTCTGATTACTCCAATATGAAAATAGATGAGTCTTTACTTGATCAGGTCAAGACACTCAGAGACTCTGGGCTATAGCCTAAGAGAGTGTACCGTTTTTTAAAGTTATCCACAGGCTAGACAGTAGTATGGAGCTCTAAGATTATCCCTATGGGTGTATATGGTTTGAGAGCACTTAACACATCTTATATGCACCATAGGACCTTCTTCTTTTACTGGTGTTTGGATAGTAAAGGTTTTTGTATAGTATAACTTTGTGAGATACCAGGTTGTTAGTATTGAAATTATTGTTAGCATATATCCATGATAGCACACCAAGATGAACAGTTATCCACATGGTTTTATGCTTAAAATATCATAGTTATCCACAAGTTATCCACATATAAATCTTACTGATATTTTTTATATATGGTTTACATGTGGTTTGATAATGTCTAATGGGTTATTGAGCTCTTATACAGATGGGGCCGTAATGTCCAGGGTGTTTTAAAGGGCCTGCCAAACCTTACCATCAAACCTTTCTTTTGTCAAACCTTACTTTGGGGCATGGATCATATCATACAAACCTCTATTTGTCAAACCTTTATAGCTTAAAAACCATATAAAAACCATATACAAAATCGTCCAAAATGTCCAATAATATTATATAAAGGTTTGATAATATTTAAAAATATATCAAAAACCAGGAGAAAAAGGTTTGATATCGTAATGTCTTTTATACTATAGGGATTTAGAGTGGTAGTTGTTCTTGTATATACCGTCCCGCAGAATGAGTGACAGGATTATTAGTCACGCTTTGGACGGGGGACTTAGGAAAGAAACACTTAAGAGTTATAACACTATACAACATACCACATATAGCACCAAAGTCTTTATTGAAGGTTTCTATATCATGTGGTTGATCATGGCGATGAGATGAGTTCTTACTCATTTGAGAAAAATGATCTCTTGGCATAAAACCATTATAACATGGTTTGACAAATAAGGTTTGATAGGCTACAATCTGGAAAATTTTTTGATCGTTCGTAATGTCTAAATTAGGAGAAAATTTTTGAGCTGTCGTAATGTCCGAAAATGGGAAAGAAAAGGTTTGATCGTAATAAGGTTTTATGGTTTGGTTTTGTCGGGCCTTGCCAGGGCTTTTGTCAAGTCTAAATCATTTGTTTAAGGTTGGTGAACCCTACGTCTTTGACTTCCAAAAGCTCTAGCAAATCCTCAAAGGTCTGCTCTACTATCTCCTGTGCCAATGGTGTTGACTCCACTATCCCCTCAAAAATAAAATGAGACATAGGCAAGCCAAGATCGTTGACCTCAATAAAATCATAGAACATTTCATTGTTGATGTGATTAATCCATAGGTCGTTAAGGATTTCACATTTCTTAGAATAGTCTGTACTGGTGTGCATTGTATTTTTCCTCTCGTGTGTGTTCCGCTGAGTCTGTGATTGTGATTAAACGATTGTAGATTACATTGGGTGCTGACTCTGCAAGGTATTGTCCCACTAAGTCAAGGTCAAGGCGAAGGTCTGCCAAGATGTTGGAAAGTTGGATTGCAACCTTTTCCTCTTTGGTGATTAGTTTTCGTCTCATAGTTCTCCCTCACTCCATTGTATCAAAAAGAAGGGGGGAGCGCAACCCACCACAAATCGCACTCCCCCGTTGCAGCGTCTGCTTTATACCGCTGCGTGCTCAGGTAAATATGCTTGGATAAAATTATCCCATTTGACAGGCACGGAATCAGTAACTGTCTTATTAACAAAATCAATGACCACTGTCTGCTCCCCCAGGTCCATGGAGCCCACATTATTAATAGAATAAATACCAAAACCTGTTTCGTCTAGAATGTTATGCTGTATAAGATAACTAATAATCATACGGGTGCCATATGATGAATCACTCCAGCGTGGCTTAGCATGTTCTAAAGCTTTGGCAATGTCAACTTCCCATCCATCCTGGCCCCAGTGACTGTACAGTACGACGCTTGAATCAGTACCGTCTTTAAATACAAAATTTATTCTTGCTCCCATGGTGTTTCTCCTTTAGTAGTAGTTTCTTCCAGTATATCAAATAGTGTCAATTGTGTCCAGTTCATTCGTCATCCTCGTCTGACTCTTTAAATTCATCCCTGCATGATGTGCACCACTTTCCTTCAGGGTGCTCTTTAGGATTGCTTTCGCAGTTCTCACAGTCTTGATCATCAGTCTCAGTCTCTGCTTGTACCCTGACCCATTCGCAGAGTTCTCCTTCATGGACATCTGCAGTCAGTTCACTGATAGCATGAAACCATCCTTCATCAACGGCTAGTTCAATAAGATAAGTAGTCTTAGGCATGTTGGTCCTCATATCTAGTTTGGTGTACTTCACACATGTCATTGCTCCAGCCACATAGTGGGCACGGATAGTCTCCACAGTCATCACAACCAGTGATTTCATTATCTAGATAGGTGCCGTCGCAGTTACGGCACATGTTGTCATACTGTGACTCTGAGATAACTTTACCACGAAGCAGTTCACATTCGCCACCCCAGCCAGTCTCTTCTTCATATGACAATGTAAATAATAAATCAGGGTACTGTTCAGAAAGAGTAAGCAATGCAGTCATAGGACGAGACCAAGCAGTCTCAAAGTTATAGTAGACAACATGGTTCTCACCATTGACTGTATCTTCCATGTAGGTATCAGGATTAGTTTCAAGAGATGAGACGGCTACATCCCACTTAGTTCCCCAGTTGCGAACATTCCAATCGTACCAATGGTCTGACTTAAACTTCATGGCCTCTTCAAAGTTTTCATTCTTAGGTTGAGGGCCGTCGTATGCTTCCATGTCAGTTGGTTTAATTATATTCCAGAATGCAAAGACAGGGTTTGGATATGTTACCTGTTGCTTTTCCATTTGCTGTGTTTTGACATTCCAGTTATCATGGACACGAACGAATGGTGTATTCATCTGCTCCATTAACTTCTTTACAGAGTCAGGGCTACCTTCAATGGTCAGTCCGTTATATACCCAGTTTGGCATGGTGGTCTCTTTCTATTTGTTGGCGGTCAATACTTAAATTATACGTCAAGGCATACAGTTCTGTCAAGGCCTCTAGGTACCCCTCAGCATAGGTGCGCTCCATACTATCCATGGCCTCACCTGAATAATCTTCTTGCTCCTGTGCTTCTTGCAACCGTACTTCTGCGTCTACCATGGCTACCTTAAGATGACCATGTATTAAATCTATTAGTGGTATAGAGATATCCTCTAAAGCTTTTTCCAAATGCGGCGGTATAAAAGGATATTCCTTACTCATCTATATACTCCAATAGGTGGTTACAGGTAGCAATGGCTCCCTCGTAGTAAGCGTCTGACTCGTAGTACTCATCATCACTGATAGGAATATCATTGTTAGCGTCTTCAACATCTTGCTCCAAAGAAATTCTGTGAATATTTATATACTCTCTTAATGTATTTAGGTCCATATATCAATTGTAAGGGTTGGTGTTGATTTTTACAAGTTTTGGGGGTGTGATCTCAGTCACAGCCTCTACCCCAGTACGAGTTACCCAAGCTCCTCGCATACAGGTACAAGATGCATTCTCTTCAGGAATTGCCATGGTAGTTATCTCAATAAGAGCATCACAGTTAGTACAAACATAACTATACTTAGTCCACATATCAGTCTCCTTGATTAACTAGATAAGCACGAACATCTTCCAATGCTTCAATGGCTTGCTCGCAAACTACAATCATATCTTCTCTAGTCATTAGTCAAAGTACCCTTCTGCCCATAAGCCATTCATAAACTCTGTTACTTTAAATAAGTTATCATGTAGCCAAGGATCATCATCAGGATTAACAGTAGTTAAAGCAGATTGGACAGCGCTGATCATTTCATCTATATCTTCTTTACAATAACCTAGCATTATTCCTCATCCCACCAGTATTTGACTATTGTATTTAAGGTAGTGTGAATTGCACAATCACAATCCCCACCGTTCATGTT